CCACTAGACGAGGCGTCCGCGATAAATGCGTGAGTTATCACATCTGCTGTGGTAGTGCCTGCCGCCGGAAAGTCGATATTAGCTGCGTTTGTGGCTGTCTGCGTGTCTGTGGAGTCGGAACCAATCGTGGTCCAGTTTGAAGCTGTAACCTGCACTCTTGCATAATTCGTGAAGTCAGCCTCTGTAACAGATCCTGTCTCTGCCGCAGATACCGCAGTTGCCAAGCCGACATAAATGCTGTCACCTGGCGAGGAGAAACTCAGCGAGTTGTTTTTGAATATAAAATCCAAAATTCTCCGCTCTAAATAGTTAGTTGCTGCGTTGGATGTGGCCATCTCCTACTCCTTATGTACGAGGCCGATCCGGTAGACCCCTGCGATACGCATCACTGTTTTCTCTAGCCTCCGCCAGATCTTTCAGTCTCGAAAGTGCCTCGGTGAACTGCTTATCATATAATTGAAGCATGTCTGGTTCACCCTTCATGTAAATATACGCCTCGTATAATGAGCCGTAAAGCAAGGCGTTCGGGGCGTTTGTGCTCAACCAAGTCGTGCCACTGTCTGCTCCTGCGGTAAGCGAAGCTGGACGATAGAAGTAATGAAATTCACAGACATAGTTACTATCAGGGGTCGGAGCTAAGATCAGGTTGTCCACATCAAATCTAGCATAATATTTTGGTGTTCCTGTTGTAGCTGAGTTAGGATTAAATTCCTGAATAAAATTTACATCTTTTTTTAACAAAAACTCTTTTGAGCTACTATTCGTTATGGATAACGAAAAAGAAGCTAAAAAATCTGTTGGTAACGATAAAAATGGATCGTTTTGAGTTACAGCGCTTGTGGCGTTTTTGCGAAAATATTCTAAATCTACAAGATAAAAAATTCGATCCTCTGCCGAACGAATAAAATCGTCTACATTCGTTACGAATGTAGTCTCCGTATTCTCTGTGTATTCTTGTATGGCTGTTTTTAACTGTGCAAACGTAAACGCCATTTAATTCTCCAACGTCACCGGTCCCGCAGTCGCATTTTCACCACCCCCGCGTTTACCACCCGTTGTTGCTGTTCCGCTTGATGCGCTAAAGGTGTATTGATCTGTTGTAGTAACCGTGATTGAATAACCTGAACTGTTTTCAAGAATGTCGCTAGTAAACCCATCAAAGCCAACTGTCTCCCTAAACCGCACAGTATCACCACTAGAACGACCATGATTGTTTTCGATAACTGTAATAACAGCTGAGCCAGAAGAACTAGATAGAAACGGATCAACATTTAAAAGACGAGCGACTGCTGGTTCAGTTCTATCTGTTCTCGCGTCTTTAATTGCTATATCATCGGATAAATCTATGGACGGTTCTAGCTGAGGGTGCTTAGGTTCAAATTCAGAAATATGAACAATAGCTCCATTCCATTCCCGTACTCTTTCTGAATATGGAAATGCAAAACCACTTCTATCCGAAATAAATTTAGCGTGTTTTCCAGTAGCGAAGCCCATCAGCTAATAATCCTCGGAACTAATCTCAAACTAGCACGATCTCGATCTTCAGATGCGGCTCGAGCAAACTCTTCATCATAAACAGATTTTAATACAGCGATTCGATCAGGAGCCACTTTCATACTTAAATAATATGCTAACCCTGCAACTAAACAGGGGAAAAACCTAAACGGCAAGTCGAAATCGTTCGTGTAAGTATCCGCATCATCAATACGAACTAAACGATAATAAACAATTTGATCAGTAGAATTTTCTGGAGTTTGCCACAAATTAACAACCGGATTTACTTGCCGGTCTACAAAAAATTGAGAGGGTTTACCTTTATCGCTTTTAGTGGGGATATTTAAATACTCACCCCTGCCAATTCGAGACATTGTGGTATCTGTTCCGCTTCTGCGTAGAACCATTTCTAAAATATCGATGGTGTCCGCACCAAGCGTATAGCTTGCAGTACCCTCAGTAAGCGTTGTTGTTACCTGTTCAATCGTGAATAAATTAACTCCACGATTAGCCCATTCTGCTAGCATTAGGTTTAGAGAACGTCTCGCAGTGCGCAAACTGTAACCAGCACGCACTTCGATCCCGCACCGCTCATATGCCTCTTCTATTGCGTCAGAAACGTCAATATTAAAATTTCGAGAATCTGAAACAGCCATCAGTCATCTTTCGCATACAGATTATCAAAAATTTGATTTACGTCCATGGTATAGTCTAAATCAGATTTTGAATAGTGAATATGCTGTGATGGACGGAAGTCTGGAGGGCCGTTACCGGTTTCAAACCACGCTGGATGTGTAACACGAACTCGATTATTAGGTAGCGCTACAATATTTCCTGTCCACCTACCCGCATCGAGCAATTCTAAAACATGACTTTGTTTGTGTTGTGCGGGATCATCCGCTACTTCACTTTCTGTATAATCAACAGTAAAATAATATTTAGCAGGGTAAAACTCACCGTCAATTTTTGCTAACCACGGACACGGATGCGCTCGGTCTAAACGATAAACTGCATGCGTATGAGACATACAATCCCACGGTTGAGCAAAATGCACAGGCATTGGCTCCGGCCATTTTTCAAACGGCGTATCACCAACTAATGCGGTAATAGGCATACGCGCCCACATCGCCCCACCATGAACATTTTGTTCATCGGTTTCTCCGTCCACTTCGAAACCTGTAAACAAAACTTGAAAGCTCAAACAACGACTTGGGATCGTTGTTACAGCAATCGCCATAGCGTGTAAAAACTCGCCATGATATTTCATGTGGTTATGCGTGTACTCTCTTCGCACCCAACACTTGAAATGCGAAATATTGCTTTGTAAATATGGCAAGTTACTTCCCGGCTTTTACTCTTCTTATCGCAGCATTAAGACCCCCCGCAGACCCACCTTTGGATCTCCGACGAACACCACCAACTGCACCGCCTTTTGCCATTCCTTTAGGACGCCCACCGCCCATCATCCGATTAACCATTTTGTCATCTACGAAACCGCCCATGGCCATCTCTGTAACATCAACAATTTTACCGGGATTAAGTTCTTCAACAGCGGGATCGGCTACCATGCGCCTCGGTGCGCCGCCAGCGGCTCCACCTTTAGACATCTTTTTTACACCGCCGCGATAACCGCCTTTAGCCATGCCTTTTTTCTTCATTTCGATTTTCTCCTTTTTCGACGAAGAGGTTTTACATTCCTTGGTTTGCCCTTTGCAGGTTGACCTAATTTAATTTTTTGTCTAACCCTACTCCTTTTTTCAGAAGCTGTCATTTCACCAGTAGTTTTCGGAGTTTTTGAAGAGATTCGTTTACTGGGTCTACAATACGGTGTGCCTCTTTTTTCACCTTTTCGACGACCACATTTTTTACCTGTACGAACATCCTTCCAATCTTCTTTAAACCATCGTTTAAGAGCAAGACCAGCTTTTGTTTTTCGAACAGCCATAAAATCCTCAAGCGTACTTCGTCACTTTTCGTCTATCCGACATGACTTTTCCGCAGCCTCTTGCAACATTTTTTTGAGAACTCGCTCTTTTTCTTCTATTTGCTGCACGTTCCAGTGCTTTGCCATAGCCTCCTCCAGTCGCTCTCGCGACTCCAGAAGACGATTTTTTACGTTTTTTAGATTTTCCGTAGTTAGCTGCTCCGACTTTTCGGCACTTAGCAATCGCTCCAGACGCATACGCTGATGGGAAGACCGAATAGCGAGCTTTAACTTTTCTGTAACAAGCATCTTTAGGCATCTTTTTTAGTCCTCCTTATGCTTTCTTTACCTTGACGAAAAATTCTAGCAACTTCTGTTTTGCCCATAACTTTCGCCCTTTGCTCACCTACTGTTAGTATTTGTATTTTCCTTGCAAAAGACTTTTTAACCTTTTTTACTTTTGCAACGGTTGCTCTAGCATCCGCAGGAGTAGCAAATTTTATTCTAACAGTATCCTTAGGGTTTTCATCCGTGTAAAGTCTTCGGCCGGACCCTTTAGGTTTCTTTCCTGTTCCTACTTTAGGATCTTTTCGTCTTCCCACGTTTTTTCCTCCCCGCGCAATACGCCTTTTCACTAAAACCACGCGGTCGACTGCAATTTACAGACTTTTTTCTTTTCGCACTCCACTTCCGTTTTTGCGGAGGTTTAGAAACCTGTTGCCGCATTTGTGCGCGACCAATCACCATCAGATAAGTTGCTCCAAACCTGCAGCAACAACAACTAAAAGCATGAGTCCCCACATCCGGTTATCGAGAGCCTTCAATTTATCTTGAATATCCCCATAACGCTGACTACATTCGGCTTCGTGCTTTTCTAGCAGTTTTAAAACTTCTTCGGCCTTCATTAACACTTCCACCTTCTACGAGCCTGACGTAAACGTGAGTTTGGATTTTTTGCTGCTTTAGGAAACTTTTTCATTTGACCAGCAGAACGAGCGCAAAACGATTTACGTCGTTTGGCTGCTTTACTACCCTTTTTTACTTTTCCTGTCACAGCGGTCTTTAACTTAGAACCGGGGTTCGCCCTTCTATATGCAGCTACCCCAGCTCTAGTCATACCCGCGCCCTTTTCAGTAGGACGAAAGTTCTTTTTGTTACGCTTTGGCATTTTTGCCTTACGGCGAGCCATAACGCACCTAGTTAAAGAAAAACGTCACAGCAGTGATATTTGTAAGAGTAGAGACATGAATGTCGCTTACCTTTATACCCTCTGCTGGGATGTTTACTGAGTGTGTATCAGATGCATTAAAATCTAAATCTAACACAGTCGCGCCACCGTTACCATCTGTAACAGTTAGCCGAGGTGTGCCAGAAGCTGATTTTAATTGTATCTGTCTGATACGAGCAGGACCAACACCGACAGAACCGGTGCCAGTGATACGTTTTGCCCTTACGTCAGATCCGGCCATGAGACACTCCTTAGAATACTGAGTATTCTAGTTCAACCGTGAAGCGTCCAGCGGTTACATCAGCGTTTACAGTGGTTGTAGCAGCCGCATACAAATTTTTGCTTGCGATTGCTGCCGTCACGTTGGGAACAAAGATATGATAGTTTCCAGCCGTATCATTAAAGTTAATGTCGATCTCAGTAATCGACTGAGTAGCGCTCAACTGCTCATTGAATGATGTGACGCCAGCACCAACGATCTCTGTTCCCGAAGAAACAGCTGCGTTTGTCGCTGTCCCGCTTGTAGCACTAAGTTGAAGATTGCCTACAAGAGTTTGCCCAGCGGCGGTTGTAATACCAATCAAAGCCCTATGAATGAAAAACTTTGTAGGAGTTACGAGGCCGTCAGGGGCATCTGTGTTAAGCGTTCCAAGTTCTACAAGAACGTCCCCATCGGCATATGCAGTGCTAGCCGCAGTTGTGGCAGCGAGAGAGCCAGCAAAAGATTGAATCTTCCTTGTTCCCATGGAAACAAGCTGCCCAGTTGAATTAACAGAAAACCCTGTTTCTGTAATTGCACCGGTAGTGCTGCTTTCGTTGATTACGTTAAATCCGCCCTTTGAGCGGACTGGACCCGAAAAGGTAGTATTTGCCATTTAAATCTCCTGTCGTGGCAAGTGTCAGCTTTCGCTGTCAGGAATTAATTTACTATAAAACAAAAAAGGGCGACTGAAAAGCCGCCCTTTGATAAAGTGTTTTTGGAGTTTTATGCTCCCGGCGAACCAAACACACAACGTGGGTCCGAGAATCCGAACGAATAACGCTCACGAGCCTTGAACCGCATATTGCCTGTATCAAAATCACCCTCCATCTGAGTGCGGACTGGAGCACGTTCAAAGTGCTTAAATCCATTCGGTGCGTCAGTCTTAATGAAGAACGCATCGGTATCAGTAAGGAAGTGATTAATGACGTAGCCTTCCGACAGCATGCCCATGCTGCGAAGAGCATTCACATCATTGTCGGCAGTACCCGAACGAAGAGTCGAAGCCATTAGACGCTCGGCAACAAATTGAAGTGCCGGAGGAATAATTAGCTTCATACCCCGCAGGGCGATTTTAAGGCCGCGTTCATCGACGAAACCAGAGATGCTAATCATAGCATCCTCAAGCGAAGTTTCGTTCAAGTCTGCCGCAACAGACGGCTCGTTTGCCAACGTACCGCCACCCGAAAGCGGGTGATCTGTTGCACAAAGCTCTTTACCATCGCCACCAGTAAAACTGGAGTTAAAGGCATTGTTAAGGACATTAGCTGCCTTAACCTGCTTTGTATGGGCCATAGAACGAGCTAGTGCGCGAGTATAACGTGACGCCAAGCGGTCGTACAAGTTATCCTCAATAGCTTCCTCAGTAATAGAGAAGGCCAAAGCAATAGTCTCGTGAGTGTAGCGAGAGGTGAATGATTCTTGTGCCGAATCAAAATTTACCGCTCCACCCTCATTTTTTGCAGGTGCTGCACCGAAACCGGTTAGCATCACCTCTTCTTCAAACGCTCGATCCGAAGACTCTGTGTCGAAGATTTCAGCATGTTCGTTTTCGTAACGACCATACTCCATGCCAAAGAGGGCATTGAGACCGGGCTCAAGCTCTTTAGCTAGTTGTGCGCGTGAAATAGGCATTATCTAGCTCCCCCTATTAGGTGCCAGCCGTCTGCGTATACGCATGCTCGTTTATCAAAACGTATGCATTCGTATTTGCAGAACTGGTGTCACTGTTGTCAGGATCTTTAGAGATGCCGATAATACGCAGCTGAGCAGCGCTTGCTCCAGTAGAAGATGAAATTTCGGTAGACGAAAGTCCAGTCACTGTCGAACCGCTGGTCGTTGAAGTAGTGTCAGCATTTTCTCCAACCGCAGTATCCGCCAAAGTGCCGTCACATTGTACTTCAAACACAATGCGAGGATCGTCGTATACCGTTGCAACAATATCACTAGCTGCGATACTGCCGGGGTAGTAGTTGGAAAAGGTAGGTTTGCCCGTAGTCGGATCGGTATAAAAACAACCATAGAACACACCGACAATATCAGCCGAAGAAGCGGCTGCAATGTCGATATCACCATCAGCCGTCGCAATTACCAATGAACCTTGGTAAATGGCATTAGATGCCCCAGACGGAATGGTGTATTCGTTCGCAGTGAAGTTCGCAACACCGCCCATAGTACGGACTGGCCTCAAGCCAAAAGCAAAATCTTTATTTGCCATTTTGTCCTCCTAAAGGGGATGAAATAAAGCGGCCTTACTTAGTGTTAGGACCACCAAAGGTTACACGAGACTGTCTATCTTGTGAGATAGGCATGGAAGGATGTTGTTCCTTCATGAGATCATTATCGACTGCCGTCATTTGATCAGACGTTTGCTGTTCAAAATACTCATTACGGCTTTCTGCGATCTCTTCTGGCACCTTGGTAAGCATCAAACCACCTACACCGATGACTCCGGCATGACGACCATCTTCAATAGTCGGTGCATCGAAGTCTGGGTAATCCTCTGCGCGAACAGGTTCATAACCCTCCCGGATTCGACCAGAAACATTTTTGCGGTCTTCTTGACCACGAACTTCTGTGCGAACCCATCTGAATTTATAGCCCTCAGGCGGCTGCGGTGCTTCTAGCGACGAAGCTGGTCTCCAAGGTTTCCTGCGCTCAGTTTTAGAGCGAGTTTCAGAAGCGCGAGGAGTCCTCTTGTTGATTTCCGACATTTAAGCCTCCTTCACGTGTTTCGCGTATTCCTCGAGTGGAACACCGAGTTTTTTAGCGATAGCCACTTGACTTTGAGTCAAACGAACCGTCCTGCGCCCGGTTTTTACATTTCTATTAGCAGGGGCAACAGTTTGGGCGGGTTTCCGTTGTCCTGATTTCTGACCCTCAAATTTATGAGGGAATTCGTTTCGTATGCGAGAGTCTATCTCAGCATAATAATCCTCTGAAGCGGGGTCAAAACCCTCTTCTTCGATGAGTTTACGATGAATTGAGAATGCTGTAAAGGTCATCGCCTCATCTTTTCCAAACCACTCGTTATCAGACGCCCATCTTTGAGCGCGAGGATCTGGTGCAACTTGAGCTTGTTGTTCTGCTTGCGGAGCCTCTGGCTCGTCGAGCGTGACCTCAGTAGCTGCTTCTTGTTCCTGTTTTAGCCGCATCTCGTCTCGCGTAAGACGATCATTTTCTACAGCTAATCGAGAAACCATTTCTTGCGCATCAGCAAGAGCCTCTGAATCTCCTTCTTCATACGCCAGCTTTACAGCTCGTTTCGCTTCAGCAAGCTCACTTTTTACACGACCAGCAGACTCTGTCATAAATGCAGCGGTGCTTTCGTTGTAATTTTTATTGAGCTTTTCGTTTTCTTCTTTGAGCTTTTTAGCAAAATCAAGAGCGGCTTGTTCCCGCCTCTCCGCCTCTCGCATTTTATACGTTAGACGGTCAATACGCTTTTTTACGCCCTCGGAATATTGTTCATGTTCTTCGTCTGTTGAAACAGCTTCTTGAGAAACTTCAGCCTCTCCTGACTGTTCATCCTCTTCTTCAACTTGAATATCCAGCTCAAGCTCGCCCTGCTCAACAACTTCTTCTTTTTCTTTAACGTCCGACATGGTGTCTCCTAAACAGCAATAATATCACGCGGGTCATCTATCACCGCAAGAATTTCGTCATCGTTTAACAAACGAGGCTCTGCGCCGTCGATTTTAAAACGAGAACCAGCATAACGACCAAACATCACCCAATCTCCCGCTTTACACCACGGACCATCAGGAAATTTACCGTCATCTCGGTAAGCATCTGGACCCAAACTAACAACATAACCGACGTTAGTCGCCAACTGGTTCCGTTCACGTGTTTCGTCGGAAAGGATAACACCGCCTTTTGTAGACTGCGGTAGTGTATATGGAAGGATAAGGATACGCCAGCCAGTAGGTTTAGGGAGCCGTTCCAACGCAGGTCGGGTCTCGTCTGTTTCCTCTGATAAGGCAAAAGTAGCCGGATTCAACAAATCTTTCTTCTTTTGCGATTCCGCTTTGTTGTTTTCAACAATTTTAGCGGCTCGGCGTTCCTCTATTACCCGGTCAGGAACGTATAACCTTTTAGTCATCGTCGGCAGTCTCCATACGCTTACGCGTTTCTCTAAGTATTTGTTCTATATCTCCGAGAGCAGAAACTCGGCCCATATAATGTTGGTAATCTTCCATAGAAGATACACCATTCGACATCAGCGTTTCGCTAATTTCTACTTGTCGTTTTTCTATTTTTTCCAGCAAGTAACTGATAAGATCCACTAGAAAAGTCCTGAAAATTTAGTTCCTCGGATCGCTTTGCGACCACCTCTTGAACGCCCCGCAGCAAGAACCTCGTCTCCACCAAAACTACCTCGGCCTTGACCACCGCCACTAGCTCGCTTTACACCAGCTCCTGCTAGTTTATCAGCATAAGTGATCTTATCTCTCGGTTCCGCTAACGCAGCAAATTTCTTTTGTTTATCTGTCATTTCTGAACCACCACCAGAACGCTTTCTAACAGGAGGTTTTTTGACCCCAGCGTCTTTACGACCCATAGCTTCGGCTAGATCAAATTCTAAAATTTGAAGCATATCTGGATCAGTTGTATTTTTAATTTGCTCTATCAAATCTTTTACACGTGTATTAGCCATAACTACCTCTTTGTCGCTAGAGTGACATTTGCACGGAGCGCAGCAATATCTTCGTCAGAAGAAATTTCTGCTTTTTTAAGCTCACCGTCCTGTTGAAGTTTAGCCGCATCAAGCTGGTTACGTGCTTGATCAGCCATTGCTTTACGCTGAACTTCTTGCTGTTGGATTTGCAGCTCTTGTTGTTTTAGCTGTACGATCGGATCGAATTGACCTGTTCCTGCAATTTGCTGTGCCATTTGTGATATCTGTGCTGTTGCTTGAGCAGTAGCTTGGGCAAGCATCGCCTCTTGCTCAGGCGGCAAAACTTGTCCTTCTGCTGGAAGCGGGAACCCAAGGATCTGTTCGACCTGTTGACGGTATTTTAACGCTAAATGTTCTTGCATATGAGCCATAAGGGACTGCATAGCCATCGCATTCTTTTGAACATTGGGGTCTTGCAAAAACGCGCTATGCGTAGCAACATGCGCGTCATGGTTTTGTGACTCAAACGCTTTTAGTGCTTTACCCATGAGAGCATCCATATTTTCGCTAACTGGATCTTTTGGAACAGCCTCGTCTCTCGGGGGCAAAATTTTATCGACGTTTTGAATATTCAAGGCCAGATACATCCGTCGATAAGCTTCATGCAAATCGTGGAGTTGTGGCGCAGATTGTGCGAGTTGTAACTGAGTTTGAGCCAAAGTAACGCGTTGGCTCATACTAAACATCGCCGGATCACTTACCGGTACAATATCAATCCGATCGTCAAAATCGTCTGTTTTTGCACTTGGACCAACATCACCAGACGTTTGATAAGGATACTCTGGCGGAAGATAGTTTTTGATTACATTCGCAAGAATACGAAGCTCTTGCCGCTGGGCGTAATGTAAGCGCTTATGAATAGCACTAAGAACTTTCGTTCCCTGTTCTAATAGCGCGACAGTAGTGCCAACAGGGTTAGCTTGGCTACCTTCGCCAATGTTCATATCCGTGACAGACGCAAAACGCCGACCACTATCGACAAGAACGCCTAACATCTGAAGCAGTGTGCCAGACGGTTCCTTATATGGTAGCGGCATAATCGCTTCACGAATAGATGATCCCGGTGCATCTACATCACGGAACTCCCCCGGTTGAAGCGGTAAATCTTCATCTCGAACCCGTAAACCACGGGCTTTAAAACCAGCAGGAAGATTAGCTAACGTCCCAGCGTCGATTAACTGACGCAAAATCGACGTAGCAGACTTCGTCAAACCACCAATCATGTGGATTAGACCGAAGCCGTAAAAACCAAGGCCCGGTAGAAACTTATAGTGTGTAAAATAACGAATTTTTGATCGTTTCGGATCGTTTTCTTCAAAATTTCTTCGGATAGAAAGTATTTCTGAAGTTTCTTCGTGGATAGTAACGATATACGGAATAGCAATACCTGTTTCTACACCGTCCTCGTCTTTTTCCTCAAAACCGGGCAAGTCAAGGTCGACGTGCATTTCTAACAGCGTTATAGAATCACTTGATTGCACGTTACGACGGAAACCGGTAAGGTCTTGAACCTTATCTTTAGCATCGTCTAGATCTGCTGCTTCATCAGGAAATAATTCAATATCTCGATAGAAGTCAGAAACTTGTAGCTTTCGTACGTCATTTAAACTCATATTTATGACATGCGTAAAGCGTGGGGTCGTCTCTAAACTCGACTCTGTATAGGAAACAACTAGATCGTCGGGCATAACAAACTTGCTAACTGGACGATTTAGCGTTTGGTCGAAATAAGTTTTCTTAAAAGTAGATCCTGCAAGTGGCAAATAGAACAACATTTGATCAAGTTCAGGATCAAACTCTTCCATAACGTCCAAAACTATAAAATTCATATAACTTCGGACGCGCTCGGCTTGTTCTACTACTTCCGGCGTTTCGTTCCCGATGATGCGCGTTTGCGTTGGGCCACCGGGCGGGAGGAGTTCTTTGTACGCCCCCGCTTGGAATTGCGTGGCGCTTTCGGCGATGAGCGGGTGGTAGACGCCGGTTGCTCCACGGAACGGTTCTTCCCTGTCATCGGTTTTAATTCCGAGGAGGTCGAGTCCGTCTGTATATTGATCAAGCCAGTCCTGACGCGATTCCAAATCGTCTTTATACGATGCAAGCAACTCTGAAGCCAGCTCATCTAACTCTCCTTCTTCCATTTCCTCAGCAAGGTTGGAATAAAAATCGCCCTCAAAATCTTTTTCTTCTTCTACATAACCAACTATCGCACTCCCATCTTCTAACATCACTGTATCATCTGATGCAAAAACTGGTGCTTCTTCGTCGATAACAGCCTCTACTTCGACTTCAGCTGGTTCGGGCGTTGCCATGAGCTGCGCGATAGATTTTTCAACTGCCATCGGTTGCTTCCTCAATAGTAAACAAACTTTTTAAGCTTGTATTCTAGCTCTTCGTCTTCATAATCTGACGGCTGGCGGATAAACCCACCTTGCCTAAAGCGTAATAGGGCTTGTGTCGTGGAATCGACCAAGTCATCATGTTCTCCGTTTGGAAATTCGCATAATTCTTCGACAAGTTCCTCCGCGAAACGTGTTTCTGGCACCCAGACCAACCCGGACTCAAAAATGGGTGAAACAGCGTTAGTGCGAGCAATCTTATCATTCCCTCTGTTAGGCGAATAATTTTGTACGGGTATACCCATAGCCCGTAATTCTTGCGTCAAAGGTAAACCAGACGCTTTTGACTCGATAATAACTGAATCAGGATCCCAGTGTATATAACTTTCGTAAGCGACCCGCTTTAACTCCGGAAAATCATAACGATCCTTGATAGAATCAAGCAACATTATGTTATATTGATCCGTTTGTTCATTACGAAAGACGCCCCAAGTCGTGATCGCACTAAAATCAGCACTTTGTGACTTCAAAAACGCCGTATCGTAGCTTTGGATAATGTATTCAGGCGTCGGCGGGGCAACTTTATCCCAAATTTTGATCCATTCGCGTTGAATTATCGCGCCTTCACCGCCTGTAGGCTCTTGCATCCATTGCGCAGCCCATTTTTGATGCGGCAAAGAGGCTCGAATACCTTCTAATTCTTCAATTTTCCAAAATTCTGGCCAACAAGGGTTCCCAGACGGCATAATTGCAGGAAATTCTATAACTTCCCATTGGTCAGCCTTCGGATCCATAGCCTGTGCCTTCAATAATTGGCCAGTAAGATCCTTTTTTGACCATCTCGTCATGACTAAAACGATGGTTCCGCCCGGTTGTAGACGCTGCCGGGGACCAGATGTATACCATTCGTAGGCCATATCCATGGCCGTTTCGCTCATCGCGTCTTGTTCCGAATGTGGGTCGTCAATAATAAGAACATCAGCGCCACGACCAGTGATCGCACCTCCGACACCAGACGCAAAATACTCCCCGCCCTTCGATGTTTCCCATCGTCCTGCAGCCTTAGAATCCGCTCGCAATGAAACATCTTGAAAAACTTTCTTATAGTCTTCAGTATCTACGAGGTCACGAATCTTTCTACCAAAACGCACCGCTAGTTCGCCCGTATGCGTTGCCTGAATTATCTTTAAATCAGGTTTAAGGCCCAAGAGCCAAGATGGAAGAAAATACGACGACATTTCTGACTTCGAATGTCGTGGCCCCATGTTGATAATTACGCGCTTTAATTCACCACGCGCAATACGATTAAACGTCTGAGACATTTTACGATGGTGCGCACCCTCAATAAACGAAGGCCACATCGTTCTAACGTAAGTTAAAAAGTCCTCGCGCGATTGTTTACGGACTTCACGTTGTTTTAGCTCTTCGGCGATAACAAACGCAAGTTCAGCTTTTTCGCGGGGTAAGTGAGAAAAGTCGGGGTTATCGAGCATCTTCAGCTAAAAGCCTTGCCATTGCTGCTGCGTTATCGGGGTTTGGAGCGTAAAACTCGTCAAAAGTATTCATCATCATCTGTACCGCACTAGCATCTAAAGTACCGTCGCCTTTTTCTATCAAACCCTTAATTATTTCGTCTGGCGTAGCGTCGTCTGCAAACCCATAAAATTCTCTTAAACTACCCGGACCCTTTTCTTTTAAGGTGTTGGCGAGGATAGAATCCTCTAGACCACCCTGCTTATATGCTTCTGTAAAAATTTTACCTTTTTCTTCGTGAATTAAACGTCGCGCTTCAAACAAGTCAAGGTTTTTATTTTGTTTCATAAAGTCTAAAAGGATATAACTGTTGAGCATTTCGACAGGCTCATCCTCTAAAGCATCTACATTTATTTTCGTCGTATCAAAATCTAAGTCTGCAATTTCTCCTAAATTCTTCGGCATTCCTTGTGGCGAATTTTCGTAACGAGAAATTAACCGGTCTATGGCATCGCTCATATCATCTAAATGATAAAGATTTTGGTATAATTTTTCTTCGGTTAACCCCATATTAACATAATTATCAGAACTCTTTTTTAGAACACCATCATAAACTTTAGATAATTTTTCTCTAACAAACGGTAAACTATCTAACAACTTCGAACCTGTAATATTCGGTACAGCTTTTGCTGCTTTTGCAGCTGCGCCTATCGGTAAATCAGCAATACCTTTTGCTACAGCTGTCGTTGCAACAGGTAATGCCGCTAACCCTTTTACAACAGCTCGCCGCTGTAAATCAGGGTTATCTGGTGCCGCCGTTTTTGGTAAAACTTTCCTTCCGGCTTTAATTGCAAGGCCCAAAGGTCCAAGACCTTCGAGCGCACTTAACCCAACTATACCAGCCCCGAGACCTTTACCAACTAAATCGTCGGAGCGCTGGTACATCCGCGCTCCTTCTTGACCGCCGAATATAGCTCCCGCTGGAGTAAAATCAGCAATACCCATAGAACCAAGCATCGTTGGCGAACTTTCGTCGCCAAAAATATCTCGCGCTAAATCGTAAGACCGATAATTATCCATACCGAACTTATCGCGCAAAAGATTTGCAACGTATTGAGTAGAACGCTCACGAAACGTAGGATTATATGCGCGTAGCTCTGCCATTACCTTCTTGGCCTATTACGACCTTTCCGTCTATCTCGTGCCGCCTGCATTTGACGAGCAACTTCCATATCGTATGCGTCCTTGATTTTTTGAAATTTTTCTGGTTCCATCGCATAAAATACGCCGGGGTCAATACCATAGGCTTGCGCAACTTCTTCTTGCGGATCAAGCCCTGTACGGTTAGCGCCAGCAATAAGATCTAAAGGTAATGCCGCTATACCCGCACCTTTTAATAAATATGGTAATGCTACTTTACCCGCGTCCCTTGCAGCTAAAGCACCAGCGATACCAACATTACCGCGCTTAAAAGTTTCTTTTATATTTATCTTTCCGCGTTTATCTGGAGAAAATACCCCCTCGTCGATCACGAGTCCTAACATGTCTTGAAACGCATCAGCGGGTAGACGACCCTCTAATAATAAACGACGAAGGTTAGAAAAGTTATCATCGGTCTTATTTAAAAACCGATAATATTCCTCCTCAGCAATATTCCTAGGAACACCGTTTTCTAAATTTAAATCGAGAACTGTTTTAGCGTGGTCGTATTGCGCAGCTTTAGCTGCGTCAATTATTTCTAACGGCGTCACCTCCATTGATCGTGTAACCGCTCCACCCAAAAACATATCCGGAGGGTTCATCGGGTAATTTCTTGCTTTTTGAGGAGTAAAGCCATACCAATTACCCGCTGATTCAAGGGTATTTAATGGTTGACCTGCGCTTTTAATTAAATTTTCTCCGCGATACACACGAAATTTTTCGTCGCCTGTAAGCATTGGCGACTTCTCATCAAAAAAGTATTCTTGTGCTTTAAGCGCTTCGCCGTACATATCTTGATATGCACCAAGCGACCGCGCATAATTTTGGGCAAACTGTCGTCTTGCCGCTTTTTGCTGTATTTCACTAACAGCTTCTTGCGCTGGCGTCTTCTTCGCCATACTACACCGTTACGTTAAAGTTCTGACGCGGGTCCATGTTTTGAGAAAATAAATTACCAATACCTAAATCTTGTAACGGCATTTTAAAATCAAACCGTGCGCCCGGATTCGGACCCATCGGATTTATATTTAATTGATAACGCGGCCCATCAGGAGTACCACCGCGTAATTTTATACCGGGATCTTCCTTTAAATAATCTTCTGCTAATCGCCGTAAATTTTGAAGTCCGGGATTATTAAGAGTGGAACTTATATCTGCAACTTCAAATGATCCGGGAATCGGTTCTATTGGAGCTTGCTGCGTTGGCGTACCTGTAATACCACCTTTTATTTGCTGCTCACCCTCTTTTACCGCACTACCTCTATTAATAATTTCATCCGCTTTTGTAGAAACTTTATCTAAGAGCCTTGAACCTTGCTGTTGTAAAAAATCAGTCTGACCACCAGTAAGCGCGTCTAAAATACCGCCGCGTAATGGTGTCGCTCCTTCAGGAACAATATCGCCAACACCCATAACCCGTGTTGCACGATCCGCCGCTATACCCGCCCCCGGTAATAATACTGTAGATAATCCTGCTGCTAAACGATCAGCACCTGACATCGGTGCGCGATACGCCGTTGCAATACCGCTCGTAGTTCGTTCGCCTGCTTTTAACCCCGAACGACCAATACCCCGAGACGGATCACCACCGGCATCAGAAGAATACCCCGGTAAATTTGGATCATTAAAAGGGTTTATTGCTCTAGCGTAAGCAACGTCCATAACTTGTTGACGTTGGCGCGGGGTTAAATCGTAATTAACCTGACCACCCGTCGCGTTCGCTAAACTTTGGAAAAATCCGCCAACCGCAGAAGGAGGCCGCGCTGTACCATACGGATTTTCAGGCGTAATCCCAAAACGCTGGGCCGCGTCAATTACATCATCTGGACTATTAATCGCCGGAGTACGATACCGATAACCACCACCAGAAGGATCTCCCCCAGCGACAGCTTGATCATATGCTCGCTTTTGTGCCTCTTGAAACCCTACGCGTTCACCGCTGTCTAATTCAACAGAAGTTACACGACCAGTCGAATCGGTCTTGATATTTCTACCAGAGCCTAAAGAATACACCATATGAACGATCGCCCAAGAACCATGGATCTTTAACCAAGATACATGAATCAAAATAAAAATAAAATGGGGGTAGGAGAAGGTTCCTTGGACTTTCTTACTATTTTATGGGGTGAGGGCGGAAGGTTCCTAATCCAAAAATTCATGCTGCATTATTCGAGCGACCTAAGCCTAAAGACTTTTTTATGTGCGCGGCGCGTTTTTAGGGGGTAGGGGGTTAAAAAAGCCCGCGCCGGGTAGGGCGCGGGCTAGAGGGGGTATTAGCGGCGTTTTAAGCCGGTTAGGGCGGGGTTACCCCCGCCCCTAGGGGCTAGGCCCCCGTAGTGATTAGCCCCGCGTCTATGAGCTTCTTACGGTAGAAGGTCAAAATACGGGTAGCGCCCTGAGTAGTAGCTAGGGTTGACTCAGGGCTATCAAGCCTATCAATCAACTCAGCCTGAGTAGCGCTAGCGCCTAGCTGATCAAGCTCATATAGTATAGCCTGAGCCTGAGCCGGTAGCGGCTTATCAAGAGCCGCTAGCCGCGCTACTACGTCATCGGCCAACTTGAGCTTGACGTTATTGCGCCCCTTAGCGCTAGGGGCGGGTACACCGCACCGGGCCACGCTAGCCGGGTCAACGGTAGGGGTTACAGTAGCGCCGTTAGCGGTAGGCTTTTTGACCTTAGTCATTACATCACCTCTTAGGTTGAAACCCTAAGGGGCCAACCCCCTTAGGTGCCTACTATTATAGGGGGCTAATCTAGTATTACAAGCCCTAAAACGAAAATTATTTAAATTAATTTTTTACGCCCATTTTCGGCCACACACCGTGAGTCAATCAAACAAACAAACAGCGCGAGTCAACAGCTCTCACATATGTCTGTTCTCTCTCGGTCGGTGGACCATTAGATGATGATGAAGGGATGATGAAGCCCAGTCAGTCACTCAAACCACAAGGCAAAAGAGAAGGGGGCCGAAGCCCCCAGCCCTTACTCATAGTGCGGTCGACAAGGCGGATAGTCACGAGGTGCGTGCTCCTCGACCAACGCCTCGCAATAACGTGTGTTGAGCTCACCGCCCTCGCCACTAGGCATCCGACCAGTAGTGTTGATGCAGTCGGCCACGTAACGAGCAAGCCCGAGCGTGACATACGCCATGACGGTCTCCCCGTTATGACGGTAGTCGTAGTACCAACCACCTTCTTCCGGTCCGCCGTATGCGCGACCGGTGCCATAAATGTTCACAAGATAAAGAGTGCTTGCCATTGTTTCGTCCTCCTTACGCTACTTCGTATTGATCGTAGTCGTTCCAAATCTCTGAAACGTCTTTCGGCGCAAACTCGGCTAATCTAAAGCCCCATGTTTCGCTCGGCTTGCGATCGTATCGACGCCACTGTTCGCAGGTCACTCCGTCCCCCTCGACTCGCGTAACGTGGTAGATTTTTACGCCGTCGTCGAGTGCACCCAGCTGATTTAAGCCGGTAAGAATGCGAGAAATATCTTCGAACATCGACACCGTATGTACGACGGTGTAGTTTTTCTTGCCGTGGTTTACAATGATCAGCATCGCTTTCTTTCTCCTTAAAGCGTTAACCTAGGCTTATATTATAGTAAGCACCGTTAGCGAAATATATCGCAAAACCAGCAAAATTACGAAAGCCCGAGCGCGAGTCAATCAATCAGACAAACAAAACTTGGTTCCAAAACCAAAGTTTTGGAAGTCAGTCAGTCACGCAGCGAAAGCATATGATGATGAAGGCACCGTCAGTCAGTCACTCAACGGCACGGGATGATGAAAGGGCGGTCAGCGAACCGACCGCCCAGTCATATTAGGAGTAGGTGATGAAACCGTCTTCCATCAGCGCTTTGCGATAGAAGGTATAAATGCGCTTCGGTGTCTGCACAGTCGCGAGACCGTGGTCGAGCAGCGCATCAACGATCTGCTCTTGCGAAGCTTCGCCGCCGAGCGCCTCGAGCGTATCGAGAATAATGCCAGCCTGCTTAGGAAGGCGGCGATTTTCGACAGTCTTGGTGATCAGCTTAACCTTGCGACCATTGAACCCTTTCGGGGCCGGTGCAGGAATGCCGGAGTTACCGGCGGGATCGACAACCGTCAGCTCGGTCTTCTTGGCGACGGTCTTCTTGGCCTTTGTGGAAGTGGCCTTCTTCTTTGCTGCTGCAGCCATTGCTTTCTCCTTTATGACTGTTATGGCCAAGCACCTCGCTTAACCATGCTCTTAGTATAGTATAGTAAGACCAAGAAATAAAGCGCAAAATAGACCAAAATTATCAGCACCAGAAAAGGCGGCAGTCAGTCAATCAGTCTATCACTCAGTCAGTCGGTCAGGCAAAGCTGGCTCAAAATCAATTTCCAATCAATCGGGGCAACATGTTCGAAAGCACATGATGATGAAGCACCATGCTCCATTAATCGTAGTGAATCAACACCACGGTGTAACGTCAAAGCATTATGTTTTGAATGAGCTATCAGGATCCATGAACGACCGCCGGTTGCTGCCCGTCGCATGTGCCAAGAACATTGAAAGGGAGTCAGTGAAACATTATCAGTTGTGGTACACTTGAGCTCAATCCAAAACTCGTGGCCACACCAACAACCGTTGACGTCAGGTACTCCCTGCTGCAGCGCTCCCGTCTCGATCCTCTGCCAATGAACCTTGGGTAGGTTGGTCTTCAATGCTTGGTATAATTTCTTCTCGGTACGGTACATCGTTCACCACTTGCATATTGCCACCGTCAAGCAATTCCTGTAACTTTGATCTTAGTTCTTCATCGGACATCGACTCGACTTTGTTGACGGTGACTTCCTTCTTCTCGATATACAAACCCGCAGCCTTGCCACGTGAGATCTCAGCAGAGATAGCCGAAGATATCTGACCGGAATCCACGGCTTCGTCACGTAGACGGGAAAGTTCAGTAAGATGCGATTGCATCGAGACATTTTGACGCTCGGCCTCTTTTCGCATCAAATCTATGATATGATTACGGATGAGAGGATTCCTGCGAAGCAAGGCAGAACCTTGAGCTTTTGCGCCAAATTTATGTTTTGTGAACCCTGATCGGCGAGCGGCTTCAGCACCAGACAGTCCTTGAACATACAGCGAACAGAACTTTTTGTGGCGTGGCGAGAGCGGACGATGTTTCTTACCATCAGGTGCAACCCAATAATTGCCACACTCTGATGGAGCCATAGGCGTATATTCAAGGGATTCCAAGGTGGTTACTTCATTAGCCAAGACGTTGCCTCCAACTACTTAACAAAGTAAAGATAGCAACAAATCTTACCCGCCGCAATGTCAATCTCCAGTGAGTTTTAGAACATAATTAGAAAGATTGTTCCGCGACGGCTTATCGTTCGAGACTGTTATCATAACAGTAACCATTGTTATCATAACCAAGAACCAAGGTAAAAGAACCACTTACAAAGAAATTATGACATTATGAGATTATGATGGAGGTTTACACGAGTCACTCACTCAAACCTACGGGGAGAGCATTGGGGGCCGAAGCCCCCAAGTTTAGTCTCGATGGTCAGAGATCACGGCACGCGCTTCATCGAGCGACTTTACATATTTGAAAAACGTGGTGCCAGTCTTACGAACTTTCCACCGGATACCAGCGACAGTCCGTGCAGCACCGATGATTGGTGTAACCGCGTAGCCGCCATCAGAGATATATCCAGCATTCCCAACTTTTTTTAGCACGACTTTTTCTCCCATCAGTTAGTCTCGTGAACCATACGACCGACGTGGTCCCACTCGTCGTGATCGTAGAAATACGCGAACGTATTCATGTCGTCAGCTAGGTCTACAGCGACGGCGATAGTACCATCAGGCCAAGTGCCTAGCTCGACGAGCCGCTCGATATATCGCTCGATTTCTTTGAGACTAAGCCATGGGCCACCCATGAACCTACGCTTATTGGTCTCGGCATTTTCGGCAAAGAGTGCGTACATCATTCTTTCTCCTGTAAAATATTTACTATATTATTATAGTAAATCAACGTCGCGAAAAATATCCCCAAAATAGTGGAAGGGGCCAGCGCAAAGAACACTGACCCCTAGTTAAATGTTCAACTCTGTTCTTTCGGATCCCTAGTACCAGAGTTATCGGACTCCTAGGTTCACGTCCCTGAACTTGCATAGGTGCAGGGCGACCTGATGGAGCCAGTGAGCGTGCGGAACACTGGCTCCACCGTTTCGTCAAGCAGCTTCCGCGTACTCGATAGCTTTCTGAAGACCACGGGCCTTACGCGAAGCACCGGCACCAAACCAAGCTGAGTGCATGGCGTTACCGGTCTCCTGACCGCGACGCATATGGTCCTCGACGAAGGTCACACCATTTAGTGCGCCCCACCATGTACCCTTGGCTGCTTTGAGCGTAGCGCCGGGCGACTGGTCGATCGCTGTCATGACCATGTCGGCTGTACGCGTAAACTTCTCGCGCATGACCAGCTCGGGGTCTTTGGCCTTTTCGACGAACAGATCTTTCTGATACAACTCGGCAACGAAGTTAGCGACCGACTCACCAGTAAACTGCTTCGAAGCGAGGAACTCAGCCTGCTCACGGAACTCCTGCTGGCGAGCCTTAGAGAGACCAAGAGCCTCCTCAGCAGCCTGACGGACATCCATATCGAACTCACGAATATGTGGCATACGGAACGCTGCACCGCCGTCGTTTAGGGCGACGGTCAATGTATTGTTACATACAACACGGATCGGTGTAAACTTGATGACCATTGCCTTACCGGCGACGTGCGGCTGGTTAATCAAAAGGTAACCTTTGACCTCATCGCCACCCGGCAACTGGAAGTCGGCAGAAATCTTAGCAAGACCCCAAACTTCCGAACCGCTGCGAAGCGAACCAGCTGTCTCCATAGTCATGTGGCCAGCCTCCGTAAACTTCTTGAAGAAGTCGAAGATCTGCTTGTTTTGGATAGGGACGTAGTCGTCACCACAATGCGAAAGGATGCGGTTATCGCTATCGCGGACAATGAAGTGGTGGCCTTCGGCTTGCATAACGCCAACACCCTCATGCCACTCGCTCTCGGTGAGCGTATAAGCAGGACGCTTAGATACAGGCCAATCGAGATCAGCGGCTTGCATCATCTCTTCAGGTGTCAAGTTAGGATCAACCGGAACACCGAGACCATGCCAAGGAACTGCTCCTGCATAAGCCATTGTTTCAACTAAATGTGCCATGTCACTTTCTCCTTTGATTGCATAGCTTACTTCTTACTATATTAGTATAGTATGCAACACGCGGCAATAAAACGTCAAAACGCTGCCTTTTACCGACATAATTATCATGTATTTTCAAATTACAAACGAGACAGTGAGCCACACCTTCTTTCCTTGGCTCACGGAATGCAACTAAACAACGGGGGCATTGGTCAGCATCCAATGCCCCCTGAATCCTTCCGGGATCACCGAAGCCCTGACGATCATCAGACATTAGGGATGAACAGGGCAGATAAGAAGACGACGGCTAGAAGAGCCAAAACCCAAGAAAAGATCGTGCTAAGAAGGATCTTTGGTTTTTGAACAACTAATGGAGCACGGTTACCATTAGTCGTATGGTTAAGATGTAAGTACATCAATGACCGCATCAATGGTTTACTTTGATGTTCCATTTTCAATCTCCTCAGTATATTGTCTGACTTGATTTAACCGTGCGTGTAGCACAACTTGAAAGTTACAATCCGAACAGCATCGGCCTTCGTTAACCGGCCAAGCATTATGACCTTTCGCCCAATAGACAGTCCCGTCAGGGAGCCTCTGCCTGTCGATAGGTCCGTGACAAATCGAACACTTCATTTTTTAACGACTCCTCTCGCTTCTTCAAGTTACAATGGATCGCCCTGTTAAAAGTGTAGGGCAGGGTTTCGCTTCTCGCAAACATCGCATCGACGAACTGGTCGATCTCAATGAAAGTTAAGCGGCTGACGACCTCGGCGAGATCGTCCATGAAAGGATCTTTCTCAGTCATTAGTCTCTCCAAAGAAGATCGCGTTATGAACACCGATCGGTTTATTACGATCGAGTTTCAACCTACCGTCGACCCAATCATAAAAGCCATGGATCTGAGGCAGTTTGTATTTACGCGCTTTTAAGACAACGATCTGGTCAACGACGTCAGGGTCGAACGCTTTCGTTAGATACGCTTCAAGGTGTTTGATCGAAGGACAGTTAGGCGTAAGCCAGAAACCCTCAGCATCTGACAGATGAACTTGAGCCGCATACATCATGACGCCCTCTTCGAATAAATGAAGACCTCGCGGCCTTCTTCAAGATCGTGCCATTCGACGGTACGACCCCGCTCTTCAACGCGGTACAACTCTTCAAGATGCTGACGCATATCAGAGATTTCGTCTTTATGGCTGAGGTGGACCATTTCGATAGGCGTACCTTCTTCATAAACAGCAAGGTAACCGATGGATGGCTTTGGTGTGAAAGTGGAATTCATTTCTTTCTCCTTTTACATTCTTACTATATTAGTATAGACGACCATAAAAAGGAAAAATATCTCAAAATAAACAAAATAATGGAAGGTGTTCCGTGGCTTTGATGGTGCATGTATTAAGGCAGACCCATCTTTTATTCAGCGCTATCTCCCAAAATCACAGGATCGACCCAAACGTAAAATCGACCCCTCGGGGGAGAAGATAGACCGAAAGCCACGGCCTTGTATCTCACTTCGTCTTAACCGGATGACATTGGCGTCTCCACGGCTCTTACGAGTACCGTCTACCTTTCGCGGCCTCTGTCTCGAAGGGCTACTTTCGTAGTTTCGAGGTTAGCGTACAGAGGTAGGAAGCAAAGGTAGTCACAGTTTCCACCGCTATCATCTTTTACTGACGCCCCAAAAAACATCAGTGGTGTTTACTCAGCTGGGACGAGGTCGAACCTTTGGCACCCCGCCCACGGAAAGGTGCTATGTGTCTGCGCCCCCCTTATCCCTAAAATCACGGATGTCCATCAATGGTACATCACTTTGTTCTGGAGCGTATATACCGCCGCCCCAATCTTTTCGACAAAGACAGCCATTCCAGCCAACTTTGTAATCGAATATCTCTTCTGCAGTCATCAAATCTATCTCAACGCGCACATGACCACCATCTCTATAATAATGTGGTGCAAACTGCCGACCGTAATAACGGTCGGCAGAGCCACGGTCATATGGTGAACCGTGGGATTTATTCATGACGCAGCCCTCATAAAGTCGCGCTGGTACTGGTCGAGGATTACCTGAGTAAGCCTAACAGGCACGGTATCATCAAGGTCTTTCGACACATACCTACCGAAGTCAGTAAGAGACCACTCAAGGTCACGAGACCCAGCAGAGATCGGACGCGAAGTAATCAACCCAATATCACGCGGACGACTAAGTACCGATGATAACGAATTATCGTGCATATACCCAATAGCCGAAGCCAACTGAGAAGTACGCAAGAACCCAAGCGACCGATTACGGTACAGGCAAATCAAAACCTGCCAAGTACGATACATCGAACGCTGGTCGTTAGAGACCCGGTCATGAAGAAACGGAACTATCGTGCCGTCCTGACTAGCAACCGGAGCAGGAAGCGCCTCCAGCTCAGCGAACTCTTCCCAAACGTCGGGATAATTCTGAGCGAGAAGAAAAGCAATCTGCTTTGAAGGAGTACGGAACTCTTTCTCTGCGATCGCCCTAAGGACGCGGTAAGTCGGAATCTCAACAGCCACCGACTTATGGCTCTCAATATTTGTCATTTAGCTTTCTCCCTATATGACAACTTTGTCGTTAATGAACGCTTCATTAACTATTAATATAGTAAACGATCAAGCTAAAGAAGTTTAGTAACAAAATAAACTATTTTATGAGGAAAAAGAGGCGGCCCGAGAGCCGCCTTAGTTTGGGGAGGAAAAGCGAAGTTACTTCGCCTTTTCAAGGCTGACAGATATCGGATCAAAAAGATAGCCCTCTGTCAATAAATACCACGCTGCACGTGACCCAGTGATATGCCAGTACTTTAAGTCTTCAAGCTCCTTAACCTGACTATTACGGTCGTGGAGAACGACCCGCTCACCATCGTCCCAGATAAAGCCCCAAGCGCAACGAAGATCCCAAGTGCTATCTGGCTTCCATGTTCCACCGGCTGAGATACCTAAACCGTTAGGGAAATGGTCAGGGTGGATATCGGGGTGGCCGAGATACGACTCTAGGTCAGAGAACGATGCCTCGCCAAATCCAATCAAAGGGTATTTAACGAATGTCTCAATGATAAGCTCCTGAGACATTGGCTTCGGATCCATCATCATTTGTTTCAGTCGGCCCATTACTTTCTCCTTTTGATCTGGGTCCATCCATTGACGCCGAGATATCCTGATCTCGGCGTCCTCGTCGTCACGATACGGCATAAAGTCGACCATACAACTGATCATGCGCATCGTCTAATCTAGTAGTAGCGTGCTGCATCAGAGCTTTTTTCTGGCCCTTCGCTAACCTAAGGTACATCCCAGCAATCACACGAGTGTCTGCCGCCATCCGTAAGTTAAAAGCATGTTTCTCTCGAGGTGCGTGGTGTGCTAAAGGAAACACACGGGCGGATCGAGCCTCACGAAGCATCTCGCGGTGCCGCTCAACCATCCGACCATAATCCCTCATATGGCCAGCGTAATCATCAAGCATCGAATCAAAGTAACTATCCATTTCTTCCTCCTTAGTGTTTATTAGGGGCGTCCTCGACTAGACCGTGAGCGATAAGATACTCGCGGTAAAAATCGAGACCCTCTGCGTTATCCTCGAAGACAGGCTCGAAGCCGCTACCGATGATAGCTGACGCGAAAAGGTCGGCCTCGGACCGACCCTCCTCGCGCAAAGCTCGCCATATACAAACGGCTAGCGACTGCGAAATCTGTATGTGTTTAGTGGTATCTGACAACTATGCCTCCCTGATAAGGTATTACTATAGTAATATAGTATAGGGGGCAGGGTTTAGTCAAAAAAGCGCAAAAACGTGAAACTTATGGCTCACTATCTATCTGGCTTGCGCTAATGACATGTATATCACCTAACGAATACCCGATAGGATTTTTGCGTCGGCGCTCACGCTCTATAGCAAAACTTATCGCTTGGTCTTCACTCGTAGCATTGATTTTACGGACACGCGTAAACTCAGTAATAAGAACAACTTCATACATTGTTGATTTATATTTTTCATGACGCTTTAACTTATGTGCTTTGAGGCGCGTAGTTTGATTCCGCACCCCTTGTCCAACCCCTCGTACTTTCGGCATGACTGATCACCTTTTCTATCTCCTTAGCGTCACCCCAGTTAGGTCCAAGGTCAACGTCTACTTTGACAGGAACTGCTAACTCGACACAGCTTTCCATGATATCTTTGATCTTTTCAATCTGCTCAGGAGATTCGATCGAAAAGTCTAATTCGTCGTGGACTTGAATATGCGGGACGATACCTTCGTCGTAGAGCATTTGCATGGCCTTCTTTGTCATATCAGCCGCGCTTCCCTGAATGAGTCTATTCATCGCTTTATGGGTAAATGCTCTTTTGATTGCGTTGCCGTGTTCAGCATACGCTGTCTTGTGGTCCATAATTTTTCGTGTACCAAACTGAGCTGGCTCCCATTTATCGAACCGGCACCGTCGCCCTAACAACGTGCGAATACTTCCTTGTTTTGAAGCCCTCTGGACTGCTCGCTCCGATAACTCTTTTACAAATGGTACGCGATCATGGTATTGTGCGAACAGCTCTTTGCCTTCTTCTAATGTAAGTCCGAGGCTATCGGAGAGCTTAGTAACGCCCATTGAATAAAACAAACCAAGGTTGATGTTCTTAGCTTGTTTACGCGGTATCCCTGCCATATCGGCTACGATCTGGTGGAAGTCGGCATCGTCTTGTTGAAAGGCGTCTACGGCATCCTGAGCGCCGCGTAACCCCATCAAATTAGCGTAGTGTACCACGATCCGTGGTTCTTGTTGCGAGTAATCGAACGCGCCCCATTGACACCCTTCTTCTGGAATGAAAAGCGATCGAATCTTTGTGCCGATCTCTGGGTCACGTGCAGGAACTTGTTGTAAGTTTGGGTTCGAATAACTGAACCGACCTGTTACCGTACCGCCGTCGTCTGAGCGCAAAGGATGGAGTTCTGCATGGATACGACCATCAACTTGGTTCGACATTATCATTCCGTCAATGAATGTCGTCCTAGCTTTATTCATCTTCCGCGCTTCAACAATTAACTTAGGCATCTCATGTTGATGCCCTTCTAACCAGCTTTGTTGAAAAGACGGTGCGCCAAGTTCTGTACGCGGATATTCTAAGTTCAAACCATCGAAGGCTTCTTGAATAGATTTATTCGCCCATACTTCAATATTCCGTCCGCATAATTTCTTTATTTGTTGAAGTGCCGCTTCTTCTTTAGCTCGAAACCATTTAGAAAGTTCGTCAGCTTTATCTAAGTCTACTCGTACACCACACCACCGCATCTCGATAAGCAAAGGTGTTATAGAAGATTCAAGGTCGAAGATCGACCACAAATCTTGCCGGGTCATTTCACCCTTTTGCCACTCCCAAAGTTTAAGAGTAAGTGACGCATCTTGCTCGGCATATGGTCCTACATACATGGGGGGTAGTTGATGTAACCCCCCTTTAGCATCAACATTCCACGCTTCGGCGGCATCACGTAAGAGGCTTTCGTCTTTCTTTTCTTCCAGATAAGTTTTACCAAGTGCATTAAGGGCATAGCTAAACCTATTTTCATCAATTAAAGGGGCAGACACCATTGTGTCAATGAGTCGGTTTCCACACAACTCGATACCCTCTCGGCGCATCCAACCAATATCATAGGAAGCGTTATGACAAACAATATCTGCGCCACCTTTGATCTGTGTTTGTAACCAATTTTTAACGAGCTTTTCATTGAGGTTACCTCCTGCTTCATGTTTGACTGGTAAATAACCTGACCAAAAATCTGTAGCTACGGCGTAACCGACAACATGACCCTCGCCCCTCGCCCAACCAGCACCCTTTTCTTTGAGTGAAGGATCTCGGGTTTCGAGGTCGATACATATTTCCTTCGCCGCAGTGAGGTCAGGAAGTTGTTCTGGTGGGGTCCAATCGCTATCAGGAGAGAACAAAGGCTGTTGAAGCGGGTTCTTTGGCATAGCTGGCTTCTTGTCAGATCGCGTCTGATGAGAGCTTACTATGTTATTAGTCACCTTGGCTAGTCCTGTTCCGCATCTCGGCCTCTACAAGAAAGAGATACCGACGTAAGTCACTGATATCATCGACAAGACCCTCGGGCCGACGATCTTCATCCATAGCCGAGAAGATATCGTAATGGTGACCAAGCACCTGCTTTTCGATACGGTCCCATTTACGCGCTAGCATCATGAAAGCACCCACACCGCCGCGCTGTTTCCAACTGTCACCATACGACTCTTCTGAACGTGTAAGTCCAGCACAATCTTCGTCGGCGATGTCCTCTACGGTCTGTAGAATTTTACTTTTTTCTTTCGAGCCATTCGACACAGGCTTTCCTCCAATCAGGTGATTCTATTTCACGGGCTTTATCAACAGCCTCGTTTATCATTTTTTCTTTCCAGAGCCACCAAGCTTCGACCATAGGTATTGCAGTCTTCGGAAAGATCTGGTTTTGATATCCCACATGGGACTCCCCACGGTGGAGCCAATCGAAGAAGAGGCAGACTTCAACGTCGAACTCTTCCCATTTATCGACGAGTGGAACTGGATAAACCCCATACGCTTCATAAGGGTCTGGATAAATCCCGTGAGGAAGTTTTTCATCAAGTGGCCTCCATACATCTAAATATACATGCGGATTACTACTAACTTGATAATAATGCCCAAGTCCCATCCCTATGCAACTGGCTAAATACTCATGAACCATACTAAAGTGAACAGCGTTCGCACCATACATGCCCCAGATCAAATCATTCGATCTGTTCGTTACAGTCATATCTAAATAATAACCGAGTCTAGCTGGTCGGCCCCGCAAGAAAATTTGCGTATTACACGGAACGTCCTTGGATGATGAACCAAGGTCTTGAGTGCAATCCCACATCTGAAGTACGGCGCGTCGGTCTAATGGATTTTTACGCAGTAAGTCGATAACAGTAGATAACTGGTCACGTCCAAACCATTCAGTCCAACGATAACCATACGCACCGTTTACAAGAATACCGTCATCCGAAAAGTCCGCCATCTTCTTAGCGAACATCGTTAACGTGTTTAGGTCTTGCCGACCTGCTATCATCCACAGCCCTTCGATAAAATGGAAAAAGGGATTACAATTACGTTCAGCGCTAAATAGAACGCGCTCATCAGGCCGCTCATAAACAGTCGTAAGGGGCGTCGGGAACGATAGTACTGGACCATTACGCGAGTCTGTTTCTAACAGTTGACTGCTCTCTCGCAAGTTCATAACTGCAATTTGAAAAACTTCATTGACGTTTACGCCCTGTATAACTTTCATGGGTACTTTCCTCTGGGTGCGCCTTCGCCGTTACGCACTCTTTCGTATTTATCAAACTCGCAAAGACTATGCTCGATGTCGCGCATCTCTAATCGTGGTAGGAAATCTTTAGCTAAATATTCGGATGAGCATAGTAAAAGTTCGTGCATCTCCTTCGTAAAGTTATGCTTACGGCTCTTAAAGTTCAGGGGTCTACCGTGTATGCGATTAAGTCCCCGCATCGCACCGGGACCAGCATTAGCCCACGTGTAGATATCGTCAGCCCCGTTTAAAAAATGTGTATGACGCAAGTCAGTAATTAATTCGTATGCCATGAATGCGCCTAGGTACGGAAATTGCATAACAGTATTCCAAGAACCTCGGAGGTTGTTCGAGCGGATATCGTTGGCGAGTTGTTCACGTTGGGGCCAGACACGGTTTATGCACCAAATCACCCCATCAACTTTATCCATCCCGTCAGGAGTTTTAATTATGTACCCGCCGGTCACATATTTAGGTTGCTTCTTGATTTCTTCTCGCGCAATCTCTGGGTTCCATTCGACGTGGAGATTATTAGCAAGAAGGGTTTCCCCTGTTTCAATAAGATTGAACCAGCGGAAGATGACTGTAGCCATAAGAACAGCGTCGTCGCCGTTCAAAGGATTACGCATCTTTTCCCTAAACCAAACGGTTGTCTTGTCGTTCTCTCTAAAGGGATTAGTAAAGCGATACGTCTTTAAAATCTCGTCGTCAGTCCAATGGTTGCGGGAGAGGCCCATATCCTTCTTGAGAAAGATACGGTGCCTCTCCTCCATCCACCAAAAGAACCGTTCAATCGGTTCCATTATTTTTTCCTCAAGATCCAGTTGACATTATTAGCTGTCTCTGGGTACGCCGTGGCAAGAATTACACGTTGCCAGTGCTTATCGAACCGCCCTTGAATATCGTCGATTACATGTTGAGGCCAACGTAAATTAGCACGGTGGTTACGCTTGAAATTATTCATTTGCGTAAACGTGCCGTAGTGCCGTTCGATGGTGTAGTATTTTTCGAGGAGTTCTTTGAGTTCTTCGTACCCCCACTCGTAGACATGGTCTTTTGGGAGGACGTCGTTTGACCCATCATGGTTCGGCGTCGAGACATATGCAATGCCATTCGGACGAAGTTTACGCCACGATGCTTCGATCCAAGGTTCAATGAACTTTCTCCCCATATGTTCGATTACTTCCGTAGTCATGAAGACATCCATAGACTCATCTTCAACAGGAGGTTCAGGGTCTACAGTTAGGTCTTGAAGAACGATCCGACCTTTGTTACCGGTCATGGTTTGAAACCACTTATGTTCTGTGACCTCAAGGTTATCATCAACCCACCAGTCGACCAAACACGCAGGGTCAATATCCATGCCGGTATAACTGTTAACGATGGTTTCTTTTTTGGTAACAAAAGCCTTATAGAGATAACGAAGTGTCCAAACTTCACCACACCCGATCTCAAGAATATCAACAGGTCTGCCTAATTCTTTAGCTTTTCCCATAATGAGCTGGCCCATTTTACAAAACCGACTGATATGAGCCAACTCATCTGGTCGCCAGTTGGCCAGCGTACCAGCACCCGCAATATCCATGCGAGTGTTTTTAGAATTATTCGCGTTCACCGCGAGCTTTTTGCGGATAGAAGCCATTACTCTACTCTCCAAACTCTAATGCCGATCACCTCGTCTTCTTCCCAAATCCTTTGGGTAAAACGAACGCCATCATTACGTTTTTGGAACCCTTGTCGCGCTTGGCTTATACGGTTACCCATACGTTTGATGTCGTCTCCTTCTTCTAGTGGAAGAAAGAACGATTGGCCAACTTTCATTTGAGAAAGCGGATACTTCTTTTCAGCAGGACGCCGATCTGAACCGGTAGGTACAGGGACGTCATCATCAAGTTTTATTTCCATACTGAACTCCTAAAGGGTGGGGGAACGGCAGTCCTACAAGGAGAAAGCAAAACGCACTGCCGCTCCCCCGCATCGAAAGACTAGCTAGGAAATACGGATGTATTCCTTGTCGACCATCTCCCGATGATAGTGTTTGTAGACACGGTCTACAGATTGTTTAGTCGGAAGCTGGCCCTCCAACTTTTCCCAGAACATACCAATAGTGATACCACCCTCACCAAACTCTTCGAGCTTTTCAAGGATAAGCATCATCTGACGCGGTCCTTTTTCTGGGTATTTATTGAAAACGATGGTCGCACCAACTTTTAAACGACCCGTAATGCTACGACCCGCTTCAGCTTTTTTTACCTTCACCATAACCTCTGGTTCCATTATCCTCTTTCCCTTATGATACTTAGACGGCCACCTATGGCGTGGGAACTTTTCTTGTTTCCCGAAATCGTGGTCTTTAGAATACATCCACGAGTCGGGTCCAACTTGAATCCAACCTCCCATAAGCAACCTCCGGTCTTACTTTCTTAAAACCTTAGACTAGGAAACTTTCTTAATAAAGTAGAAAACCCTCTACATTGGAAAATATTTATTGCTCATAGGCTGTACGATATGCAGGTTCTTTTTTGCCCGTGTTAAGCCCACATAAAAGACACGGGTATCGTCATCTGGATTCTTCTCAAAACTTTTCCATGTTCGGTGGGGAATATCAGTAAGGAGCAAAACATTATCTGCCTCGCCCCCCTTTGCTGAGTGTATGGTAGAAAGTTTGACTCGTGGCTTACCAGTGATCTTTTCGCCACGTCTAAGAATAGAAAGCATATAGCTTCGTTCAGAAACTGAAATCGCATCGAACATGTCGTGCCAGATTAACGGTTCATCCAACCCCGATATCTGTAATACTTGCGAAAACGTGAGCCTTTCCGTTGGTGCGCAATTATCGAAGCTCTTCTTTTTCGCGCCCTTGATATACGCGACAGCTGACGTTGCGTCTTCTGGATACGCAAGATGACCACGGCGTAAACGCTCCCAAGCCTTAACCGAAGCGATCTTCTTTTCAGAAACAGAAGGATTGCCCTTCCTTTCAAAGTATATACCAAGGTTGCGACAATGCGCGTCAAGTTCGTTTAATAAATAATTCGATCGGGATAAGATTAACCAATCACCAGCTGTTAGGTCTACATGCTCGAAACTTGCTTCACTGACAACTTGACCTTCCTCCTGCCGGGGGTTCCAAACTTTATCTGTTCGTGTCTTAACACGACGTATTACTTTGTCAGCGATACGGTGAACACTGCGTGGGATACGATAGCTTTGATCCAACACTCGAGCGTTCCCCACGCTCAAAGCAACCAAATGATCCACGTCTGCCCCTGCCCATCTAAAAATGGCTTGGTCGTCATCTCCGGCAATATAGACGCGCTCCGAATTATTTGCCAAAAGTTCTACTAGCTTCCACTGCAAGGGACTGAGGTCTTGCGCCTCGTCTACAAACATGACGTCTAGTTTAGGAGCCAGCTGTTTTTGAACACAGAGGTCTAGCATATCGGTGAAATCATGCAAGCCTCTTGCTTGCTTAAATTGATATAACCCTTTCTGAAACCGTTCTAACGCGAACCAGTCGATATCTTCGTCGTAATGCTGGTGCCATTGTTCTCGTAACGATACGCACCTGAGCCTCGACAAACCTTCGATAAAACTGAGCCGGTCGTCTTTCGATAACATGGAAATCGAACCTTCTTCCATGTCGGAACGACCAGATAATCGCAACCCCATGATGTCATTAAACTCGCGCAATGAATTACCGTTCAAAACAGAACTGCGCGACAGACCTAACATCCGATGACAAAGGGAGTGTAGCGTACGAAAATTCGGTAACTCTTTCGAGGTTAATCCGAAGCGTTCCATCGTCCGGTCACGCCCTTCTTCTGAAGCCTTCTTCGTAAAAGCAAAATACCCAATACGGTCAGGCGGTGTGCCTTTTTGCATTTCTAATTCGATAAGATTCAGGATCGTCGTCGTTTTGCCTGTGCCGGGTGGCCCAAGGATAATCGACCATGTACTTGGGTCGCCAGCCATTAGAACGGTTCTTCTTTCATTTCAGGTGTATCGAATGAACCGTCTTGGCCTGTGTATTCTGGTACAAACCAGACCGTAATCCCCTTACCTTTTACATGAAAGAAATGATGACTCCCACCAAGTTCGCGAATACGAGCGGCTATATTATTTCGACCATAATCACGAAACTGCTGTCTACTAAAATAGTCAAGAAGATCCTTGAGCCTAAAATACGTTTTACCTTCCTCAGTCCAAGGCTTACCTAACAGTAATTCGTCACGACTTTGAGCTTGCGCTCGTTCAGTACAGAACGACTCTAGCAACTCCATGAACTGTCCCTCAACGGATACGTCTTTTGGTACTTCAATAATCGAAACAGCATCGAGTAATGACTGCATCGTATTGCGCCAAGTATTTTGCCGTTGGGTCGGTGGCATAAAATTAAGAGCGTCCATGCACCGACGTTGAAACTTTGTTTGGTTTTGAAGCTCTTCCGTTGTCAACTCTAAGCGGTGTCCCTCTACGTCAAGAAACCAGATCGGAGGTTGGGAGTCCTGCTTTTGTAAATTACCAAACTGCGGCAACCCACCTGACGACCCTACGCCGTAGTCACACGTTCGACAGACCGCTGCATTACAATACGCCGCGATAGGCTGGTCATTACATTTGTAGAGGTAGTCCTTATTATTCAAAGCGCGGATAACGGTCAACACTTCTTGAGCACCTAATGGTGGCTTCATAAACTTGAAGTTAAATTCTTCGACCTTGCGTTCCCAAGTATCCTGAAACTTCTTACGAGCAAACACCCCAAGATCGAATAGACCGTTATTGCGTGTCCCTTCAGGAAAGCCCATCGTACAAAGCGATCGTAAGCATGGCGGCGCACCCTCTAGATCGGGATCCTCATCAGCGTTATGGATGGCTTGTGGCGATAAGTTTTCTAACTCACGGCGTGTAATACGCTTCGACTTAGCGTGTTCGATAAATTCTTCTAGGTCGAGAATACCTTCACCGTCATCGTTATGGCAATAACGTGTTGAAGACGTGCCGCCGAAGTAAGGCATGTTTAGGATATTGCCCCGGTCGCCCTTCTCTAAGAGCAATTTTATTTGTTTCGGAAAAATCTCGGCAGTGCCATAACCAAGCGCAGAAGCGATTTCTTTTAATTTACCCTGCATTACAGACGCGGGTACAGGCTCCGATACAAAACAATAAACATGTGCGCCGCCCGATTTAGAACGCGCAACGACAAAGGGAAGTTCGTTCCTTTTTACTAAACGCTCAACTAAGTCATCGTGTTTGAGCGGGTAACTGTCAATATCTATAGCGCCCCAAACACAACTGTTATCTTCTCGGATCGGTACGATCCCAAGTGATTCTTGACCAGCTAAATGATTTTCCCAAAGTTCTAATAACCTGTCGTCATCGAGGTCTTCGGAAACAACACGATATTGACCCTTTTGTTTACCGGGGCCGTTATCTTCATTAGGACGATAAGAGCCATACGCTAACCGTAAACCTGAAAATAATTCTGCAAAATCTTTCGTAGACATACTCATTCCCTTCCAACAAACCAAAAAGGGGGAGCGAGTTACGCTCCCCCAACATTTTTAGAAGGGAACATCTTCCTTTTCAGAGGAAGTACCAGCCGCCTCGGGGTCTTTAGCCTGTACCTCACCAGCTTTAATCATCTTGAGGAAGTTTGCACCCTCAAGAATCATATCGCGGTTAGTAGCCTGACCCTCTAGACCAATAGACCAACCGTACCATGAGCCACGGTCGTTCTGTTCTGCTACCGTCTTCAACCGGTATTTAAACAAGAACATAGGTGCCTCAACCATTGATCCAGCAGAGTTTTTTACACGCCGCTGTTTCATCTGGCTAACCCATTTACGAGCTTTAGATAGCTGGGTAGAGGTCATTGCAATGACTGCTTGCGTCCATTCGGTTTCATCTGCATTACAAACCATCACATAAAAATGTGCTGTTTCGTTAATGTAGTTACCGTTTTCTAACACAAACTGGCCCCGCTCATTCTTAACGGTCTTCGTTAAGATATCACGGCTATCGTGTGTATTGATAAGGCCACCTCCGCTTTCGCGTGGAGCCCACTCAAGATACTTCTTATTGTAATAGCAAGGGACCACAATAAGACCCTCATCTCCATCTGCCACGTCACCAGTAACAGTATTAAAGATGTTACCTTGCTCAGCGCCTTTGACGTACTTACCGTCATTCTTGTTGAGCTGGGGGCTGAGGGCTTGCAGTAACTGCAAGAACGGGATAGCAAAGTCATCAGACGATGTATCCTCTAGACCTGTACCCAAGGACAGCAGATCATCATCTATTACTGCGACTGCACCGCCGCCATTTTTGATTGCAACTTCGTTTTTCGCCATGGTAAACCTCCTATTTAGCGATCTTTGATTTGAAGCCGGAATACAGACCAAGCAGATCAACAGGTAAATCTGTTCCTGCTTCCATCTGTTCTTTAGCAAACGCCTTCAGAGTTGAGTGGTGAACCGCTTCTTTGGTTTCTATTTTGATACCTTTAGATTGCAGAGCTTCCACTGCGATCATCCAGTTATCGTCACTTTTACCAAATTTTGCTGTTACTTCCCTTTTGATGATGTCACCAAAACCATTATCGACGAGCCACGCATGCGCCTCTTCGGATTTAGCTTTCGTGATGTGGGCTGTAACAAACGGTTCGGCTTTCACCCTAGAGCCATCTGCTAGGCGTATCTCAGATACACCCGCTTCGGCCAAAGCATCAGGAAGGTCGTGTTCTTGTACGACACGAAGTTGTTCCTTCTTGGCTTTCAGTTGACTCTCGAGATCGGCAACGCCGCGCTCAAGATCGAGTTGTTTATTTGCCAACTCAGCAATGCGACGGACTTCACCGTCGGTTGCCTCGACTGCTATGGTGTTTATCGCCTCGCCTCCGAGGATATCGTCAAGGTTGTCTTTAACCAAAGTCTTCTCCCTTCTAAAAGGTTGGTCGTAGAGCTAAGTACCCTATAGTCTGTACCACAGTATTTAAAGGTCGTATTACTGTAAAAGCTCGTCATAATCTCATAATCTCATAAAAAAGGAACTAAGTAGCTGTTACAACTGCATAACTTTCTTATGACAATAGCGATGACTTTATGAGATAGATAAGCCGTCGCGAGAGACTTTCGAGGTTACAGCAAATACTTATGTACCACAGGAACATTAGCTTTACTTGAGCGCTATACTATATTATATACTCGGAAACAGGTAGGTACTTTTTTATGACATTCACCTTTAGAACCAAACCGTATAATCACCAGCTAGAGGCGCTCAAAGTCTCTTACCAAAGCGAGTCGTTTGCGTTGCTTATGGATATGGGGACAGGAAAGTCCAAGGTTCTAGTAGACACGATCGCGTACTTAGATAGCCAAGATTTAATTAACTCAGCTATTATCCTTGCTCCAAAGGGCGTTTACAAAAACTGGGTAGGTAAGGAACTCCCCGCCCATATGCCGGATACAACAAACTACAGAGTTGCGTATTGGGCATCCCCTTTGACGAAAGCGCATAAAGAAGCCATCCGAGAAATATGGAGGCCAGACGATAACCTACATATCCTCGTTATGAATATCGAAGCGTTATCTACTGGGAAAGCTGAGGAAGTCGCTACCAAATTTATTTCTTCGCACGGTGGTTCGACACTAATTGCTGTAGATGAATCAACAGTAATTAAGAACCATAAAGCGCGTAGAACGAAAGCCGCTATCCGTATCGCTAAACGCTGTAAGTACAAGAGGATTCTTACAGGATCGCCGATTACTAAAACACCGTTAGATTTGTTTGCGCAGTTTCAGTTTTTGGGCGAACAGCTACTAGGTTTCAAATCGTATTATGCTTTTTGCGCCCGTTACGCGGACATGATAAAACGAAGCGCGGCGGGTGGTTCGCATCAATATAATCAGATTCTTGGGTTCCGTAACCTCGACGAGCTTACTGAATCTATTAAGCCTTATTCGTTTCGAGTTACAAAAGAAGAGTGTCTCGACTTACCGGAAAAGACATATACGAGGCGTTCGATCGAGTTAACGCCTGAACAAAAGAAAATGTACAACCAAATGAAGAAGACCGCTGTGGCGTTGTTAGACGACATGGAAATGGTAACTGCGAACGCCGTCATTACGCAGCTTCTTAGGCTACATCAAATTAGTTGTGGTTTTGTAAATACGGACGACGGTAACATCGTGCGGTTTAACAACAATCGTATGCCAGAGCTGCTTGCTATTTTAGAAGAAGTAAACGGCAAAGCAATTATATGGGCTAATTACCGACACGATATTATGGCTATCGAAATGGAGTTAGCAAGAGCCTATGGCTCAAATTCTGTAGCTACTTATTTTGGGGATACAGATGGTGAAGCACGTCAAGGTATTGTTGAGCGTTTTCAAACAGACGAAGATCTAAGGTTCTTTGTTGGACAGCCAAGAACAGGCGGGTATGGATTAACCTTAACTGCTGCATCAACAGTAATTTATTATAGTAACAGCTACGATCTTGAAGTAAGGTTACAGTCAGAAGACCGTGCGCATAGAATAGGTCAAACGAACGCGGTTACCTACATCGACTTAATCGCACAAGGCACGGTCGACGAAAAGATAGTCGGTGCTCTACGCAAGAAGATAAATATCGCAACAGAAGTGCTAGAGGAAGATTGGAAAAAATGGCTGATCTAATTGATGAGTTCAAACAACTTAGAAAAGAGTCTGGACTCTCTCAAAAAGACGTCTCCAAAGATACGGGCGTAAGCCTGATTACTGTATACACATGGGAAGCTAAACAGCGGCAACCCACCTTGTCGAACTTCAATAAGGTTCTAAACAAGATGGGTTACGAGGTCACTATCCGACCGCTCGCATCCGCTGAACCAACCGCTCAGCACGGTTAGTTACTTGCTTATACCAACGTGAGTCGACCATCTCGTCTGCGGCTTTTTGCCAATCTCGAGCGTCGACACCGGCTTTCATACCCTTAAATTTGGACAGACGTGGGTAGCCAAGGTTAAACATCATATTGGCTATGATCAACTGTGCTTCTTCAGGCAAATCACCAAAGTCTTGGTAGAGATTTTCGCAGTCGTCAAGGACGACTTGAATATCTTCTTCAAACGCTTCTAATACACGTTCGGAAGAAACAGCGGCTCCTACCTCTAATCCATATTCGGGATCGTTCTTACGAATAAGGTGACCAATGCCAAAGGTTGGAAGATCAAGATGATCTAGATAGACAGAGTATACACAGCCTTCGTCTGCCTCTAATTCTCGTTTTAGTTTATCTGTATCCATTTACTTCTTGAGTCCTTTTATCCCACGGAGTCCAAAGGAAGCTGCGATTGACGCATACATAGCCCATTGAAACCAATCTGGTGTTGTTGATAATACTTCGAAACCTCTATCGACATAAGGTTGAAGCGGCGGTATAAAACACATTGCAATGATAAGAATAAACAAAATTGTCCAAGCTTCATCCTTCCAGCTATCCTTGCTGGCTTCAGCCATAATCTTTTCCCAGCCAGCCTCATGCGTAGCGGCGACCTTCATCACCTCTGCTTCGGCCTCTGCCTTAGCGACCTTGACTCTAGATTGTGCAGCTTTTTCTTCTGCCTTACCCTTGAGCCAACCGCCAGCTAATTCAGTTATCGCGGGTATCAGAGCCTGTATCATTTTGTCCTCTAATATATTTTGACAAGTTCGGGGTCAACATTTTTCGGTACGCAATATGAAGTAACCCTGTCTTTGGGGTTGATATTTTCGATACTTCGATAATTTCCGTACCGTTTCGCAACTTGGTTGGCGAAATAGTTACAATCCACAACTGAGTAGAAATACATATCTCCGCTCACTAACGATCTAGTATCACCGGTTCCTAAGTAAACCAGTAACAGAAAAGCATGAACCATTGATCATTTCTTTTCAGACCCTAACCATACTGCGAACGCGCCAGTCATTGCTCCACTAACGACACTCACCATGGCACTTTGTTGTGTAGTAATGTCTTCAAGTGACATTCCCCATTCGATTACACGAATATACATAATCGTCATGACAAACATCATAAAACGAGGAAGGATTTTCCATTGTAATACTTGTTCAGCACTCATCTATCTAAACCTTTTAAGAAGACAATAAACCAAACTAAGACACTTACAGCCCCAGCCAAAGCTAGTCCAACGATCCCCAGACCTATCTTTTCTTTTAACTCTGCGGCACGGCGCTGTGCAGCTTTTTTAGCGGCAGCACGCCCACTTCTAGCTTCTTCACAAAATTTTTGATAGTCTCGCCACATACCGGGGCGACCAGCGTAGATCATCAGTTCTTTTAACTGCTGTTCTTTTTGTTTAATCTGTTCAAGAGCCATAAACTCTTCGAGATCGTTACCTCCGACACCCCGCGCTCGTTTTTTATTACCAGACTTCGCCAGCTCGTCTTTTGCAGAAACAAAATCGCCAATGGCTTTTCCAGCCTTAGCGATATCATTTCCGTTTTGCACGCATTGCTTAATTACTGCGAATGCTGCATTTGCGGCTGCAAGCTCTGCTAACACAATTTCCTCATCGTGTCATCATATCATTAAGGATTTCAGCGGCACTGGATCGTTTAATAGGTAAAGACGAATCACTCGGCTCACCCCTGTTTTCAAATCCTATGCCATCAAGATCAAACTGAAAAATTCTACCAATACTGCGTTCGACTTCTCTTTGCGTTATAACACGACCTGAAGCCTTACGAGTTACCTTTGCCATCTCGTACATAGCCCTCGGATCGGTCAGGGCTTGCGTAATCGCGTCCCGCTGCAAATTAATTCTTACTTTTTGAGCAAAGGTCAAAGCTCGACCAGCTCTTGTAAGAGTTCCAACAATACCACGAAGAGCAGCTAAAAACGGATTCATACCCGTTTCTTTTGCTCGCGCACTAACATCTGTAAACGCAGGACGAATTCCATCTAATACTGTCTGAAGGTTTTCGCTGTAATCGTTACCAAAAACTTTGTTCAGCTTATCACGGTTTTCGTTTAGATAAGTTTGCCATGCGTCTACGTCTGGGATATCCCAACCGTTTAACTTCTTTGTTCGAGTCCCTGCCATATCGCGTAAGACTAACGCTTGAAACGAGGCTTTCAAACGTGGCTCTCGATTTAAAATTGGCATAATCTTATCAAGCGGCGTAATCGTATCGCCTTGCCAAACATACTTGAAGAGCTTGTCAGGATTATCTATGGCATCGCCGCCAGCTAGTCGTAATGATTTGTTAACTTCACTAAGCGCTGTTTTATATGAATTTTGGGCATCTAACATTCTGCTAGCTAATCCAGCTGCGTCATCCATGGTTGCGATTTCTGCATCTGTAAGGTAATGCCGCATAACATCACCATACTGTTGCATAAATCTTTGATGCGCAGCGTTATTAACTTCTCGAGTTCCTGTACGACCGGCAGGTTTATAAACAGTTTCTAGCCACTCTCTACGGATTGCAGCGCCAATATCATTTACAAGGTCTGCGTTCTCGGGGTTCTTTTTTAAAATCGCGGCTAGTTCAGCTGTATATTTTTTATCAGGCCCAATGATCGCTTTAAACATAGCCTCTGGTCTTTGAGCGTTGCGCAATGCGGCAATAGCAGAAACTTGCTTGCCTTTAAACATTGTCGCTGATTCTGTAAATAAATCATCAGCAGCTCGTAATTCATCAGCTAATCCGTCTGGAACGCCCTTACGACGAAACAGCGCGTCCCGTGTTTCTTCGATCGCATCAGTAAGCGCTTTGATAGTGCGCGGGTACGGTGCCTCTTCACCAGACTGAGATTTTTTAAACGCTCTACGTTCAAGCGCCCGAAGTTCGCGAAGATCATTGTTTAGTGTCTCTAAACTAACAGGGACTCTTTTTCTAGCGTCTGTTGGGTCTACATAACGGTTAATAATAGTTTCAAGAAGCTGTCGATCTTCTGCGTTATAGATCGCACCGCTTTTAATTGTTCTTAATTCTTCCTTCGCAACATTTACCAGTTTGTTTAGTGTAATACGATTCTTGCCAGTAAGAACAACTTCATCAACGCCAACGCCTGTTGCCTGAGACCAGCGCTGAAAAATATTTGAGTATAAATCGTTAAAGCCAGCAGCTGCCGCTTTTTCGGCGTCTCTAATAACCTGCTGAGCAACTTCGCCAATATCACCTCTAGTCGCAGTGCCGATAGGCACATTAGCTGCCGCTTGGATTGCTGCATCAATATCATTTGCTGCATTTTGTAAGGTTGCTTCTGCCTGTTGACGCAACTGAACTGCTTGTTGATCAAGATTAGTTACGACCCCTTCGCCGAGCCGTTGGAATTCTCGTTCGCCACTGTCCCTACCCGCAGAAGAAATTGTAACTCCTGGAGGTGATCCTTTTTCAGCGGCTGCAGTTAACGCAGCTTCGCCTTCGATAGCTGCCTGTCTTTCAGGAATGATTACAGAAGATGCTCGGCTTGGGTCTTCTGAACGAGCAACCCTGCTAGCAATTTCCTGTAAATCACCTGCTAAAAATTGTCGAGCTGCAGCTTCACCGGGTTGAGTAACTTGATCGATAGAACTAGCAACAACTTGAGCGGAAGATGGAATGATACCTATATTTGCAGCCGCTTGACCAGCAGCGCTTGTTTGGTAATCTTCGTATGCTCGAATAAAAGTCTCTTCGTCAATATCCATACGAAGTCTGGGTGTGGCCAAACCAAGTTTAACGGCTAAAGGGCGAAGAATCTTAAACGCTAATGCACCACCCGCACCTCCAAGTGCGCTCCATTTAGCTGTGTTTAACGCCTGATCATAAATTACATCGTCTGTAATCGTATCCGGAAGCAGTCCTTGACGTCTTGCAGATAAAAGTCTCAAAACCTCCGCTGCCCATGCTGTCGTTGCGCCAGTTATAATTGCTGCTGTACCGCCAACAGCCGGTCCACCTCCCATAGTTCCGACAGCGCCAGCAGCTAAGGACGTTGCTATTTCTGGTCCTAAGACCATAGCATCGCCTTGGAGATCAGCGAATAAATCCGCTACGATATCACCCGCGCCGTAGGGATCAAAAACAGTATATTGACCATTATTACGAGGATCTTTAAATTCTAAACGATTACTAATACCGCCAAGACGAACACCAAAATCATAATCGTCGCCGATTAAACCTTTGTCTTTAAAGAATCTTCGAAGATTAAACTCAACAACAGATTTTTGATTTGCTGGGTCTGTTAAACCCGCTCGACTAACTTCAGCTCTTAATTGAAAAGGTGCGCCTTCATTACTAATTCCCGCTTCAGAAAGTTGTTGTTCCATAGAAATTTTATCGGGTAGACCAACATCGGCAAATGGGTCTGTGTTAAATAAACCCATTGTTCCTGTTGTAAGGCCACTACCCGGTGAATAAGCAGGACTAACTGGAGCTGGCGTAGTAACAGAAGGGACAGCAGCGGATGTCGCCGCCGATTGTTGCGACTGCTGTAAACCTTGTGTCATAGCGTTCAAAAAAGCTTGATCTATCGGAATAGACTGTCCTAATGGTGGTAAAGACGACATACCATCTCCTATAGATTCGAAAGTCTAGATATAAGGTCAAGGAGCTCAGGTGAGGCTTGAGCTCGCGCATCGTTAAATGCTTTTAGATTAGCTGAGGTTGGATATTGCTGATACCTATCAAACAACTGTTTAAATGCGTCGTACTCCCTAAACAGACCGGGGTTAGTGTTATAAAGATTTCCTAAAAGAGCAGCCCCCGCACCGAATTGTTGACCTTGTCCAGCAGCGGATGGACCTCCATAAAACTGCTCGCGATATTTACCAATCGACTGGTACGAAAGACCTAATGGTGCAGTTCGCGTTTGTCCATAAACCATGCGTTTTGCTAATTCAGCATCATCGCCTGCAATAATTTTTATCGGATCAAAGCGATACTCCGCTTCAATTTCTGCATCTGTTCGTTGTTCTGCTACAGGTAGTTTTTTATTAGCCTCTTTTGCAGCTTTTACAGATATTTTATACTGCGAGTTCATCTTCGAACCAAGATCGAACTGAGCTAAGTTGATAGCATTACTAACACCTGCGATTAGTCTATCGCGATTTGTAAACAACCCGTCGATATTATCGCCGCCCAATGTTTTAAGTGCCGCTGCTACGTCCTTATCAGTCAACTTGCCGGTTTCTCGTGAAGAAGCTAGAGCAAAAGCGTAATCGAGGACGGCAGACGCGACATCTTGATCTTTTACTGCCGCTGCACGAAACGCTTCAAAAACTTTTGATACTTCAGCATCTGTAATACTTGCAGCATAACCTGTTCTATCGCCACGACCAGTAGGCCCAGCTAGAATATTATCAAGAGCGGTTAACCCGCCTGTATAACGATCTTGTTGAGCCGCAAACTCAGGTGAGCCTAACCCAGCAAAATTATTAAATTGATCGCTTACAGCTTTTAACGCACCGCCAAGCTGTGCAAATGCACCTTGACCTTGTTGAGCGGCAGGGTCGGCAAGAATATATAAAATACTATCACCGATTTTTGCAGCACGGGTAAATTGCGCCTGAGATTCTTGCAATCTTTGTATCTTTTGTGAATCTCTAACCGCGTCGATTGCTCTAACTGGACCAGTATATGATTCATAAGTTCCATCTGCCCCAAGAATTACTTGAGAAACTTGAGGACCAGACGCAGCTAATTTATCCTTTAGCTGTTGAATCTCCCGCTCGACTACTTCTTTTGTTTTCGATCCAGTATAGTTCCCGGCTTCGATCGCCTCTAATTCAGCCTCAGCGTCTCGTAGTGCGGTTTGCGTTTTTACGATATCTGGAGTTGAACCTTGGAGTGCGTTTTTAAGTGCTGTTTTAAGCTGTTCAATTTCAGCTGTTACGTTGTTATAGTCTTCTGAACCTACCGTAAACGCGCTACGCTTTTTTATTGCACTTCCAATATCTCTATGAAGTTTAGCAACCGTACTGTTGGGCGTTGTATTTTTTGCGCTAACCGTAGGCTGTTGAAGAGTGTCAATAAGCGATCCAGCGGCTGTTTTATCAGCGACACCGTTGACCTTAAATGACATTCCCTCTTTAAACTCTGGGTACGATTGAAAAATAGGAAGGTCAGGAAATTTTGCCTTTAACGCGTTAAAAGTTGCAGCATCAGTAATTTCAAATTCACGTGACGTTATATTTGATGCCTGACCTGAAGACATATCAATATTAGCGCTATCGGCTAACCCCATAATCGCTAGAGTAACTTCAGCAGCATTTTTGTTTTTGATCAGGGAGGGATTTTGTTCAATTAAAGTCATTAAAGAAGCGCGAGACTCTTCCGGATACAGTTTTACAGTCTGCTGCATCGCGTCAGAAATATTATTGAGTTCTTGATCATTAAATTTAGCTTCATCGTTCAATGCTTTGATTACTTTAAAAGTAGAATCAGATAAGTTTTTAGCAGCCGTATCCGCAGCAGTTTGATATTGTTTTATCAGTGTACTGCGGTTTTTTACATCTTCGCGATAAGCGTTAAACGCTAGACTATTTAAAGTCAGCTTTCTTTTTGCTTTCGCAGCACGGCCTTCCCTCGCGACTTTTAATCCGCGCTCACCTGCAACACCTACATCTTTTAGGAAAGCACCAAGGTCGGAATCCCCTACTTGTTTTTTACCTTCGCCGCGAAGTAAGCTAAGACCGATCGAAACAGCAACATCCGCCCAAACCGGCGTTTCTTGCGCCGGGTCAAGACCAAAGAATTTATTTACTGCCTCTTTCGATTTTTCAGGCGACGGCGATGGCTTCATTAATTCGTTGAATAAGGCGAGGTTAGCTGCATCAGAAGCTGTTTGAAGCCTAGTTAACGCACCTTGAGTTTGAGCAATAAGACCTCTTTCAGACCAAACTTTCTTAGCGTTGTCATCTACCTTTTCAATATCATCGGTAGCCATCGAAGCGATATTTTCTTCGGATAAACCAAAAAATTCAGGATCACCGATCAGTTCACCACCAATAGCTTTTGCCTGTTCATCGTCTTGGGGTGTTGTTTCTAGTAACGCACTCGGCAACCCCATTGACTGAGCAAACTGATCAAAGTTTTGATTAGGCATGTTAGTCGGTATTTTAGCACCGGGAATTTGCATAGCAGCTAATTGCTCACGAGATAAAGACTCTAACCCCGTGGAGCCTGCTGCACTAGACATTGGCCTTAATGGTATATTCATTCCTCGTCTACCGGGAAACACAGACGCTACACCGGAGGGGTCAACACCGGGGCGTACATTACCGCGAATTGTAGGGGGTAATGAACGATTCATTAATGCAGCTGGAGTCAACAGTCTTGGATCAAGAGCCATTAGATAACTCCCGGCTGTGTAAATGCAGTTGGATTACCAAAAGGCCGATAACCTAATTGACCAGCTAAACCAAGACCGGTAGCAGCAATACCAGCGATCTGGGATAATGGGCTTTGGCTAGGTGCGGTTGTCATACCGATCGTAGATTGCGTAGTTGGTACGCCACGAACAAGATCACTAAAGAAACCAAGGCGCTGATACGGCTCGTAAGCTGTTTGAAGCGCTGTCGCACGCTGGGCATCAAGCACAGCTTGGTTTTGCTGTTGACCGAGCGAACCTATTCCGAGAAGATTGGAAATATCTTGCTGTCCTAATTGTCGGGTTTGACCAGCTAAGTTTGCAAGTTGACCACCGAAACCAGCTAATTGACCACCAAACGCACCAAGACCAGCAGCTCGTTGCCCAACTAAATTTTGCGCGTTTAGAAAACCAGATTCGCGTAGACGAGAAGCCACATCTCCAAAAGATCTTAACCCTGCTTTTCCTATTTCTCCTTCTGCAATACCCTGTCGTGAGCCACCAAACGCTCCTGCGCCTACTGCGGTAGCACCTAATTGATTTTGTTGCATGCGAGTTTGTTCAGCGATATCTTGACCTACGCGATCAATAACTTCGCTAGTATACGGACTCATAAACGAACGGTATGCGTTCGGGTCCGCCATCATGGCCGCACCTTGTCCGACAAGTCCAGTGCCGCTACCAATCATTGCTTTTGATTCATCAAGTAAAGGTTGATATGTACCAATACCTTGATCGACTAATTGACCTGCTCTTATTTGTTCTGGTGTTAATGCCGCTACTTGTTGAGTTGGGATATCTACTGGGTCTTTTACGCGTTGATATCCGGACTCTAAAAGTTTCCGGACATAATCTTCCATAAACGGAGCGAGGCGTGTAATTTGTTCTACGGTTTGTGTTTGTGCCATGGTAAACCCCTAAGCCATCGCTCTTGCGTTTTGATCAGCTTTTTGTTCAAACGCTCGCATAATCCCCATCATAGTTTTTGCACCCCTATCAGGGTTGTTTTGACCAGTTGGGTCCGCGCCAGCTACTGCCTTACCAGTTTGTACAAATTCTGTATTAGAAAGTAATGTAGGAATTTTATCGTCGCGTGGACCTCCCGGACCTTTTATATATCCGCCATAAGCTGCTTGTCTAAACATCGGACGCCCATAAACAGGATCGACAAGAACGTCATCGTAAGTAGGCGGCGGTGCTTGAGTTTCTAATCCAAACAACGAGTCTTGTGGCGGTGGTGTTAATTCAGGCGGTAAAGGAGGGTTTTCGCCTCTAGCTAACGCTGCATAATATTCATCAACGACGGAACGTCTATTTGGCTCTGCGACTTCTTCTGGTTTTAACGCGTCAGAAATCATACCGCTAGCTGCAGGAGCGAGCGCAAGAGCGGCAGCTGTACCTATGCCCATACTTCCAAGACTTGGAAGCGCACTCGCGACGTTTTGAGGTAAAAGACTACCAACTGTTCCTGCTGTACCCGGTCCAACAATACCTGTTGACGTTGGACCTAGAGCCTTATCTAGTCCCGGTCCAATAAATTTAGCACCAGCAAAACTTAATCCCGCGTTTATAAGCGCCTGTTCGGGCGAAGCGCCGCCAGCTAAGGAACCTAAGCCCCCGCCTATAGCCGCCCCTATAGGACCGCCTATAGCCCCGCCAACGACGGAACCAATAATCGGCGCGGCTTTTTTTAAAGTTTTACCGATAGATTTAAAGAAAAATTCAGGCTGACCAGTTTGAGGGTTAATAGAATTTAGTTCGTTGCCTACAACATAACGCTCAGGCTGATCAATTCCCATAGCCCGCATTTGATTAAACAGGCTTGTTTTTAACTGTGGATTCGACTCAAGAACCTCTGCAGGAATAACTGTTTCGCCCTCAGCCGCGTGAACAATGTAATTGTCCTCAAAACGACCAAGAGAAGCTAATCCGTTAGCAACTTCTTGATATGGAGCAGTCATGATATATACCTCAAAACTAAAGATACCCTTGTTAGAGTTTTTTCACAAACTCTATGTTGCAACTTTGACAGTGCCGCTGTCATTATATAAAGCACCAGTTTCTAATCCAGAGGCACTTGTAGGTAAGTCTGTTAAAGTTAACTTTGTGCCACGCATCTCACCGGGCGTTCGTTCTTGCGAAATAAATATTTCTAAAGCTCGAAGCAAATCTGCCATATATTGTGGGTCATAATCTTCAGGAGCTTCTGGCAATCTGGGCGGTGGGTTTTGTACCTGTGCCACTATTGTCTCCCATCAGGACGTAAATCAATACGAGGACTTCCTAATTTCCATTTAGTCCCAAGCGCTGTGCTTTCTACACGAACAGCAAAAGATCGTCCACGTGAACGTAAATGCAACTGCTCTGTAAATGTTTCAACGTCACCTGATATTGATCCGATTGTAGTTCCTGCATCTGTATTATCAAATGATGCACCGGGAAATCGTCGAGACTTTACGGTAAACACCGCTTGAGGACTACTCAAGTTAGTCGATCCCAAGAACGTCAAGTCTGGTATCACGCGCCTGATATATGTGAACTTGTCGCCATCACCGATATCAATCGCGGCAGATTCAATGAACGAAGTCATGGCTGATCCGTCATCGTCAAAGCCAATCTCGTGGTTGAATATGTATTGATTACCAGCCGCTAAGGGATTGGCTCTTGTTCCGCGATCCAGCCATGCTGTTCTAGCTAAACTGCCAAAGTACCACACCTTTTCGCCGTAGTTATATATCACATACTTATCGTTCTCCGTGGCGTTAGCTGACGGGTAGAACCAGAATATCTCGCTAAACTCAGAGTTGATACCAGAAGTCACCTTATCAGATTCAGAACGGTTGAAGTCACCAAATACTTTTTGCCGCACGGTGCATGGAAGCTGCTGCGTACGACCGGCATAGATGTAGAAGTTATCTATGCCCATCCAATATACAACGTCCTCTGTGGCTACGGCTGCGCTTGGACCCATGATCGTGATGTTGGAAGCAAGCTGCGATAGACCAAATGTAAACGGTGGACCGATAAACCGCATCGAGAACAAAGCCGTGTCAGTCCAAACTAGAATCTCACGCTTTGTTTCGACAGCTTGAACAAAAGTTGATCCCGCACCCAAACGAAGATCACCTGCGGTATTAGTAGTTGTTGGAAAAAAGTCGATAGGATTTTCTTGGCTGGAGAACCGTATCAATAAGGGGTCTTGTACGCCATCACCCTGTGTGGCGCTAGAATTTGCACCCAAACCGTCCGCACCAAACACGATGACATGTCTATCCTGATCTGAGACAAGCACCTGTTTTGCTTTTTGCGGAACACTTGTCTTTGTACCGGTAAGCGTGGATAGTTCGATGGCGCGTGTGGACAGATTGTTTGTGCGATCCCAGTAAAAGATGTTGCTGTCCCGTGCATTGATTAGCAGATCTTCACCAAAATTGTCGTGTGACCAAAGACGAATCTGTGTCGTTGTTGTCAGACCGCCGGACGCTGCATCACCCCAACCAAAATAATCATTGTCAGAGTTAGCATTGCCCTCAATCAAAGTCACGGTAGCACCGTTGGCATGTGTTGACGCTTCTGTGCCAGACTGTGCGCGTGTTACAGTCAAATCGTTGGTCGATACGTTGGTGACTTTTAATATTTCGTTGTCGATTAATATCAGGTCATTAGTGGCTATGCCTGTGCCACTAGTCACGGTAAGCGTAGTGTCGGAATCAGAAAACGTACCGCCCTCGTTGATGGTGGTCTCAAGAGCGCCTGCCGCCACGCCGCCATACAAGCCTGCACCCCAACCTGTACCGCCAACCGTCGAGTCTAGACCAACATTGATTTGATATGCACCCACGGTGCTTGACCCGCCG